GCAAGGCCCCTGGCAGTTGCCGGGGGCCTTTTTCTATTCTTTCAGGTAGACGTCCAGGTGGACTTCTCCACCCTTGTTCCTACCGAAATCAACGCAATCATATTCGATTTTTCTTACGACAGTTTTCAGCAGGTCGTTTTTGGCCTTTGCCGGTACGTCGGGATCTTCAAGCGCACTCAGCGCCTCTGATACTCTCAAGATTTTCTCCCTGTAATCCACGGGTAGGGGGAGGCTCTTTTTGATATTCTCGATGCTGCCCTGCATGGCCTCAATTCGTTCTGATAGAACGCCTTTGCGCTCCATAAATTCCTGTTTCGTATAGATGCCGGACTCCAAAAAGTCGAACAGTTTCTCTCGCTTTTGTTTGAGCTTATTCAGTTCAACGTCCATCGAGTGTAGCATTTCCTCGTGCTGCTTATTCTTCCTGGCTTCCTCATCGTTGTTCAGCTTAAATTCAAAGTCGCTGATGTAGTCCCTCAGCGCAGCGGCCACAGCAGCCACAACATCATCGTATGGGGCCGATTTTACCTTGCACGTCAGCGATGTTCTGTGAGACATACGGCCTTTAGTTTGTCCGCCGCGATGTGCAAAATCATTGTAGCTGATCCCCTTCCCGCAGTGCTTACACACCATGAGTCTGGCGAATGGGTTTGTTATCGTCGTCTGCGCTTTTAACGGCACCTGTCCGCAAAAAAGCGTTTGTGCCTTGTCGAATATTTCCTGTGATACAATGGCCGGGTGCTTTCCGTCCACAACCATGTAATCCTCTGGTGTGAGCCTGCGCTTTCTCTTGATGGTTCTCCCGTCGCTACCTTTCTCTTTGGAGACCTTTCGCCGGTTCCATCTGATCTTTCCTGTGTACAGCGTATTTTGCAGAATGTCCTTTACTGTGGCTCGGTTCCATTCGCTTTTCCCTGTTTGTGTAGGTATGCCCATCTCGCTCAAACGCCTTGCTATCTGGCCGCAGCTTAGTCCCTCATTGACAAACCAGTCAAACATCATTTTGACGTACTGAGACTGATCGTTTAATTTCAGAGTCCGTTCTTTCTTATTTATCCGAATAATGTCATAGCCGTATGGAGGAAGGGAACCCACATAGTTGCCCTCTTTGATAGATTCTATCAAGCCGCGCTGCATCCGACGGCGGATGGTTTTATACTCTCGGCGGCTCATAAACAGGCCGAACTCGAAATATTCTTCATCAAATTCGTTGTTTGGGTCGTAGGTTTTCGTCGGCGTGACAATCAGGGTATTTGACATGGAAAATGCCTCCGCCACTTCGCCCTGATCTTTCGTATTCCCACGCGCCAGACGTTCCACTTCCATGACCAGGACCCCTGCAAACCTTCCGGCGCAAACGTCATCAAGGAGCTGCTGCATCTGCGGGCGGTCCGCGATGGACTCACCGCTGACCATTTCTTCGTAGATTCTAGTGACCTTCAAGCCTTTTTTGTCTGCAAGCTCCAGCAAGGCTGTCCGGTGTCGGGCCAGTGTTTCACCCTCACCTAGTGCCTCAAGATCAAGGTCCTTGCGTGATTTTCGGAGGTATATAGCATAGTCGTCAGGTCTTTTCATGGCTGCTGCACCTCTTGGTGTTATTTGTTTTCTCCGCTGTCAAGGGTCGGCTTCTGGGCGATTTCGTCATCGGTAAAACCGGCGTCTTTCAGGTACGCGGTTCTGGAGTCTAAAAACTGCTGCTCTGCCGTCGGAATTACCTTCAAGTTCTTTTGCACTGCCTCAAGGCTGGAATACTTATTGTCGTCCACATAATCGCGGAGGTCGCTTGCTATCATGTAGACCGTGGAAAGGTAATCTGCTGCTGCATCCTGGTATTCCGTCGCCGTTCCGTCAGCCATATCAAACGCCTCGACTTTTGTCAAAAGGCCGCCTACAAAGTCCTTTGTCTCCCCGGCGTAGCTGTAAACGTCCATCAGAGTTGTTTCTCCCGTGTCCATCGTCTTGACTTTATCAGCGAGTTTTACCTGGTACTGCTGGGCGGACCAGACCGACCGCGCAATCTCCAGATCCTTCTCTCCGGCAGCGGTCTTGGCTTCTTCCGGCGTCATGTTCTTGGCTGTCTCACTGTCACCCGTTCCGAGTGCGGCCACTAGGGCGATGAAGATCACGACAAGGGCGATGATAACGATACCTAGTGTTTTGAGTGTTTTTTTCGACTTCGACGTTTCTTTCATTTTTATACTCCTTCAACAAAAGCCCTTGGCTATATGCCAGGGCTTCTTTTATATGCCCATAGCAGGGGCATTCCTAACCACTATTTCACAGTTTCTGTTGCCTTTTATCACCACACTTCCATTGATATTCCCCGATACCTGCTGGATGACGAACCGGTCCGTTTCTGTTGCTGGAACGCCGGTCACCAGCCAGCCAACCGACACGCCGAGGACTTCCGCAGCCTTGCAGATATTTTCCTCTGTCGGGGGCAGCGGCATCCGTTTATGCAGCGGTATGCTGGTATCTATTCCCATTCTGGCCGACACGTCAATCTGATTGCGCTGGAGGGCGAATATTGCCTTTTGCGCTCGTTCGTGCATTGCAACGAGATCGTACTTGTACATCTCTGCTGCACCTTCCCCTTCCTCTGTTATTTCAGCCGTTCCTCTTGCTCGTAAGCGAAATTCAATACTGCGATTTGGCCCTTCCTGTCAAGCGAACGGAAGACGCTGATTAGTTCGGCCTCGCTGCCTTGCAGCTGGTCCCCGTTGTTCACGTTGACGGCACTCCCAACGCTGCCCTGGACTACAGCAGAGTTTTGCACGTTGCCCATGCTGTTGCTCATAGAGCGTTCGCCTCCGTGCAGCAGATAGTCTGTTGTTACTCCGAAATAGTCTGCGATCTTCCGTACTGTTTCACCATACGGAACAGCTCCAGCTTTCCAGCGTCCAGGCGATGACGGACTGATCCCCAGTTTACGCACGACAGCCGTTGGCCTCACCCCTGTTTCGTCGCATAACTCCTTAAATTTTGTATAAAACATACAAACAACTCCCCCTGTTTTAGTGAACCATACAAAAAGAACAAAAAGGAACAAACGCTATTGCAAACGGAACAAACATATATTATAATAGCACCATAGAGAACAAATGGAAACAAGAGTTCCGCAAAACCTACTCCAAGTAATTTTTTTAAGTGGAGCAAAAGCATAATAGCATAAAACGGAACAAAACGCAAGTAAAAAGAACATAAAGGGGGAATAAAATGAAGCCCAAATATTACTCCTGCCAAGACGTAGCCGACATGACCGGAAAGAAGCTCAAAACGGTGTGGGGCTGGTGCAACAGCGGAAAGCTCCGCGCCAGCCGTCCGGGTGGCCGCGACTATCTGATTGCCGAGGCCGACTTCCTGGAGTTCATGCAGAGCGATAACCGCCGGAAGCCTGAGAAAAAGTCAAGCTGAGAAGGGAGGGACCACCATGAATGGTGAGACAACGAACGTGTTCCGGCACGGGAATGTGATTGTCCGCATCCATGGGAAAGAACCAAGCCGCGAGGTGCTGGAGAAAGCCTGCATCAAGTTCATGCGGGCCGTGGAGTCCGCAAGGGCCGAGGCGGAATCTAAAAAGGCCGCCGGTGACGAGGGGGCCGCGTAACATGGCTATGACATGCGTAACCCTGGGCCGCGAGTGCGACGGCTGTATGAACTGCGAGAAGGAATCCGAGGTCGTGGGTATCTGCGAGTCGTGCCGCGAGGAAATCCGAGCCGACGAGACCTACTACGACATAGAGGGTGATCTTCTCCATGAGGACTGCCTGCTCGATTGGGCGTGGAAGTACAGGAGAGAGGTCGGATGATACAACAACAAATCACCAACGAAGTTCAATGGCACGAGGAACGGGCCAAGGGCATCGGAGGCAGCGAGGCTGCTGCTATCATTGGCCTTTCGCCTTGGTGTTCCAACGTCGAACTGTGGCGGCGGAAAACTGGGCGACACGCAGCCCCGGATATTTCCAACAACGCCGCCGTAGCCTACGGCCACGACGCCGAGCCATTGATCCGGCGGCTGTTTGCCCTGGACTATGCGGACAAGTACGTCGTGAGCTATGGCGGGGCCTTTGATATGGTCCGCCACCCTGACCACCCGTACATATTCGCTACCCTTGACGGCAGGCTGACAGAGGTCGAAACCGGGAGAAAGGGCGTCCTGGAAATCAAAACCACCAGTATTCTGCGCTCCATGCAAAAGGAAAAATGGTGGAAAGATGGAAAGCCTGCCATTCCCGACCAATACTATTGCCAGGTCCTCTGGCAGATGATTGCCAGCGGTTTCGATTTCGCCGTTCTACACGCGCAATTCCGCTATGAATATGGCGACGAACCGAGATTCGAGCGCCGGACCTACACCATCGAGCGTTCCGAGGTGGCCGACGACCTGGCCTATCTGGAAGCCGCCGGGGTGAAATTTTGGACTGAGAACGTCAAGGGAGATCGAGAGCCTGATCTTATTCTCCCGGAAATATAGGAGGTACCCATGAATATTGAAGAGATCAACGCCGTGTTGGGCATTGATGCAGAGGCTGCAACCAGCACCAAGCTGCTGGCACGGGCCGCCGAGTTCTGCGCCGAAATGGCTGATTGCTATAAGCCAGGAACCCTGGAGCGTCTGGCATTTGGTTCCCTGCGGTATGCCCTGTGTCATGTGATCGGCCGCAGAGAGGAGGAAAACGATGCAACTTGAAATTTATTCCCCGACTCAGGCCCAACCGCTGCCCCCTGTCGAGTGGAACTACGCCGAATTGAAGCAGTGGGTCAGCGATGGCTTGGAAGCCTACCGGGGCCGTGTGTATACCGAGGACACTGTGACCGAGGCCAAGCGTGACAGGGCAGCCTTGAACAAGCTGGCCCAGGCCATTGAAGACCGCCGCCGGGAGATCAAGGCTGTGTATCTGGCCCCCTATGACCAGTTCGAGAAGCAGGCCAAGGAGCTTGTGGGGATGGTCAAGGACCAGTCCCGTGAGATCGACGCCCAGATTAAAACCTACGACCGGCAGCGTCGGGAGGAAAAGCTAGAGCACATCAAAACCGAGCTGTACGCCCCCATGATCGGCGACCTGGCCGAGGCCATTCCCTACGAGAAACTGCACGACCCCAAGTGGTTGAACGTGACCGTCAGCATGACGGCGGTGTCTGAGGCCCTGGCCGCGAAGATTGAAAGCATACGTTCCGGCTTTGCCGCCCTGCACAAATTGGATGTTCCGCCGGATGTACTGCATCAAATTCATGCTGAGTTTGCGAAAAACTTCGACCTGGCCGAAGCCATTGCCGCAAAAGACCGAATCCTGGCCGAACGGGAAACGATGATGCTTTACGCACGTCATCTGGAAGCTCAGAACGCTACGAGAGCCACGCAAGGCGACGGCAGTATGGAACAGCACCCAACTTCTGAAAAGCCCGCAGAAGCGCGGGAGACGGCTCACGGCGATGAGCCAGTCATGCAGTTGGACTTCCGGGCATGGGTCACGCGCTCCCAAATGCTGGCCCTGCGGGAGTTTCTGAACACCAACAACATCAAGTACGGCAAGGTGCCGAGAAAGTGAGGAATAACCATGGCAGTATCCAATTCCCTGGTGCAGTCCAGAGGCGGCAAGCCCAAGACTTTCAGCGCGTTCCTGACCTCTGACGCGATCAAGCACCGAATCAACGAAATGGTGGGCGGCCGGGATGGACAGCGGTTCATCACGTCCATTATCTCCGCTGTCAGCACAAACCCGGCGCTGTCCGAGTGCGAACACTCCACGATCCTGTCCGCCGCGATGCTGGGCGAATCCCTCAAGCTGTCGCCGTCCCCGCAGCTGGGGCAGTATTACATGGTCCCCTTCAAGGACAAGAAGCGCGGCTGCAAAGTGGCTCAGTTCCAGTTGGGCTATAAGGGCTACATTCAGTTGGCTATCCGGTCCGGCTACTACAAGAAACTGAACGTCCTGGCGATCAAGCATGGTGAGCTGGTTCGGTTCGACCCTCTAGAGGAAGAGATCGAGGTCAACCTGGTCGAGAACGACACCGAGCGTGAGGCTCTTCCGACCATCGGCTACTATGCCATGTTCGAGTATCAGAACGGCTTCAAGAAAGCCATGTACTGGAGCCGTGAGAAGATGATGGCCCACGCAGACAAGTACAGCATGGCGTTTAGCGCCAAGGCTTTTGAGAAGCTCCAGGCTGGCGAGATCCCCGAAAAGGACCTCTGGAAGTATTCGTCCTTCTGGTACAAGGACTTCGACGGTATGGCCTATAAGACGATGCTTCGGCAGCTCATTTCCAAGTGGGGCATCATGTCCATCGACCTGCAAAAGGCCATGGACGGCGACATGGGTACCATCAATGAGGACGGTTCTGTGGATTATGTGGACAACTACCCCGACGAGTCCCCGGCCCCGGCAGAGGAACCTGCGCCCGCACCTATTGTTGTGGACGAGAATACCGGAGAAATCGTCGAAGAGGCCCTTGCTGCCGCTGATCCTACCGCCGACTTTTTCAATCAGGAGGGCTAACGTATGAGCCGTGACTATTTCAGCGAGTTCGAGGCCCAGCAGGAGAAGCTGGAGAAGCTGCTCGACGAAAACAACCTGCTGCACGAGTTTGCAGTTGACGACTATCCCATCACCCTGACCATTCGCCCCAACGCTGTCCCGGATGCCCAAATGGCTATGTTTGCCCAGGCGACCGAGGGCGTTTCGTCCAGCGACGCGCGGCTGGTGTTCCAGTTCCTTGTTGACGAGATCAACGTCCGGGTCTATGGGCGGCTGATCATCTCCGACGCGCTTATGTCCAAGATCAAGGGCCAGGCCAAGAAGATGCTGCTGTTGTGGCTCCAGGCCGACCATGCAGCCCGCGTGGAGCAGTCCGAGTATAAGCCTGCTGAGGAATCCCAGGACGGCAGCAGCGGTGATTTCGCCGAGTTCTACGAGCAAGAATAACACCAGAGAGGGGCGGGGAAACCCGCCCCCACACATAAGGAGCACTCCACATGGGTAAAAAATATTACTGGTTGAAACTGAAAGACGACTTTTTTACTCAGCCAAAGATTAAGAAGCTGAGACGGATTGCTGGCGGCGATACATACACCATTATCTATCTCAAAATGCAGCTTTTGAGCCTGAAAAACGAGGGGCGGCTGCTGTGGGAAGGTACGGAGGACAATTTTGTTGACGAGATAGCCCTTTGTATTGACGAAGATCCCGAAAATGTAGGTGTTACTGTCAACTATCTTTTGCGCCAGGGCTTGCTTGAACAGGCGTCAGAAACAGAGTTCTCACTCCCACAAGCCATGCAGAGTATAGGCAGTGAAACGTCTGGTGCCGAGCGTGTCAGACGTTTCAGAGAACGGCACAAAACGCTGGAAATTGGCACTGGACCTGAGCAAACAGGGCAAAAAGTGTTACATTGTAACGCCGATGTAACAAGCTGTAACACAGAGATAGAGAGAAGAGATAGAGAAAGAGATAGAGAAAAGAGAGAAGAGATAGAGGGAGAAGGTACGACGGCGGATGAACCGCCTGCCCCCCCTCGTCCCCCTGTTCCCTATGAAGCTATCAAGGATTTCTACAACCTGACTTGTTCATCCTTCCCACGCTGTACGACCATGTCCGAAAGCCGCAAAAAGGCTATCAAGGCCCGGTTCACAAGCGGCTACACCCTGGAGGACTTCAAGAAGGTGTTCGTCAAGGCCGAGGGCAGTAGCTTCCTGAAAGGCCGCAACGACCGGAACTGGACGGCGACGTTTGACTGGATGATCAAGGACCGCAATATGGCAAAAATCCTTGAGGGAAACTACGACGACCATGACATGGGGCCTGGCCCTGGTCCAAGACCAGCCGGAGGCGGGCGGAACAATACCGGCTTCCAGACCTCGAACCCATTCCTTGAGATGCTGAACGAGGAGCGTGACAAACGATGACCAGAGAAGAGACACTTGCTATTATGTCCGTCCTGCGGGCCGCCTATCCCACCTATTACCGCGATATGACGCGCCACGAGGCTGAAAGCGTGGTCGCCCTGTGGGAGGAAATGTTTCGGGATGATACCGCCGAGGTCGTGGCCCTGGCCGTGAAAGCCCACATCGCCAACGACAAGAAGGGCTTCCCGCCCCACATCGGGGCAATCAAGGAGGCCATTGTCAAGATCACGACGCCGGAGCAGATGACCGAGGCGGAAGCCTGGAGCCTGGTAATCCGAGCTATCAGCAACGGGACGTATGGCTCCAAGCAAGAATTTGACGCGCTGCCGCCGGTGATCCAGCGTCTTGTAGGTAGCCCGAACCAGCTCAAGGAGTGGGCAGCCATGGACGCGGACGTCGTTTCTTCCGTGGTGGCGTCTAACTTCCAGAGAAGCTATCGAGCCAGAGCAGCCAGCGAACGGGAGATGCTGAGTCTCCCCGGAGATGTGCGCCAGGCGATGCAGAGCATTGCGGCAAGTCTGGCTCTGCCTGAGTTGTCCGCAGGGGGGGCAGGGCATGGCTGAGATCAAATACATCATCCAGGGTGATCCCCGGACCAAAAAAAACAGCCTGATGATTGCAGGATCGGGCCGCCGGTGCCCAGCCTGTAAGAAGTTTGAAAAGCAGTGGATCAGGCAGGGCAAGGCACATGACGAATTCACTGAGGCGGCGGCGTGGCAACTGCGCCCCCTGCCCCCGAAGCCCATTGACTGCCAGGTCAATGTCCGGTGCCTGTTCTACATGAAGACGCGGCGGATCGTGGACGGGTTGAACCTGCTGGCAACTATCGACGACCTGCTGGTATCCACGGGTATCCTGGCCGATGATAACAGCCGAATCGTTGTAGCCCACGACGGCAGCCGGGTATTATACGACCCGCAAAATCCACGGGTGGAGATCACGATAACGAAAATGCCAGCCGACGAGCAGCTGGCGATGTTTTGAAAGAATCTTTGAAATAATTCGGAGGGAGACTCATGCAGGAACAAGACAAGATGACAAAAGAGCGCCTGGCGTCCTACATCTCTCTCAGGCTGGAGGTAGACAACCAGCTGGAGAGGTTGGCCCGCATGAGAAATGACGAGAAAATCCCAGCTATGCGAGAAAGCGATGGGTCACAGCACAGCCCTGGCTCTGGGGATCGTATGGAGAGAGCTATCATTCGCCGCATGGAGTATGAGGACCGCGTTATGCCGCAGATCGAGGCCGCCCTGGTAGAGATGGAGACCATCGAACAGGCTATTTACGCGGTCGCAGACCCGATGGAGCGAGAGGTCCTGAGACTCCGATACATGGAGGGCAATTACATACGGCACATGCCTTGGCGCGATGTTGCACTGAAACTATTCGGCGACGACGACAAGCGCCACATGGTAGCTACCTACCGGCTCCACACGAGAGCACTGAACAACATCACAAGTTGAAAGGGACGCCCAGCTAGGGCGTCTTTTTTCATGCCCTGATTTATACACACCGAATACACACAAGATTATTGACTTTTGTGTATTGAGTGTGTATAATAGTAAGAGTAAGGGGGACAGACAATGAAACGCAGAGATTTGATAAAGCTACTGGAGAAAAACGGTTGGTATCTAAAGCGCAATGGTGGAAACCATGATATTTACACCAACGGCGTGGATAACGAGCCGGTCTCCAGACAGAGCGAAATCAAAGAAGACCTTGCAAAAGCAATCATCAAACGGAGAGGGCTGAAATAAGCCCTCTCCACCCCCTACACCATCCAACAAGGAGGAACGAAGCGTATGAAAAAGGCGTATCCTGTTATCTTTACCCCTGCGGCAGAGGGTGGCTTTACGTCCTATATGCCGGACTTCGATATAAACTCCCAGGGTGACGACCTGGCAGAGGCAATCGAAATGGCGCGGGACGCCATGGGGATCATGGGAATTGATATGGAGGACGAAGGGAAAGCCCTGCCGGAAGCCTCTGAGAGTGTAGCGCATAAGCCTGGGGACGTTGTGTCCTTCGTTGACGTTGACTTTACCGAGTACCGCAGGCAGAACGATATGCGGACCGTCCGGCGTAACGTGTCTCTGCCAAGCTGGCTGAACGCTGAGGCAGACAAGGCGGGGCTGAATGTGTCCGCTGTCCTGCAAAACGCACTCCGGCGAGAGCTTGGAGTCGGATAAGAAAATCGAAATCGAAATGATAGTAAATGATAGCTTTTGTGGTTGTTTGTAATCTTATTTGCGTGGTATAGTACAACCATCGGAGCAAAGGACGAAGGCCGCACGGGGAAACCTGTCGCGGCCTTTTCTGTTGGAGGTGATAGCATGGGCGGTGGCTCTGGTATTGAGAACTACGGAACTGTACTCAAGGAAATCCGGGGGATGCGTAAAGGGGCCGAGACCTGCATCAAACGAACGATGTCGGATATGCGGTCCCGCGTTCCAGGCTGGGTAGCGACTGAGGTCTCCGCAGTCTACGGGATCAAGAAGGGCGAGATCACTCCGTCAAAGGCTGGCAAGGGTGGGAAGAAAGCCGGGGGTGTCCACGTCCGAGGCGAGACAATAGACTCGATAGAGGTCGTCTACACTGGCCGGGTGCTGACCCCCACGCATTTTGGTATGACACCCAAGGCCGCGCCCCCGAATAGGGGCTATACCCTGAAAGCCTCTATCCTCAAGGGTAGCAAGTCCACGCTGGGCAAGGTGAAGAAGCTCACGAAGAAGCAACGGAAACAGATCGGGAAGAACTTCCGACGGCAAGGAACCAAGTCGAGCGACCATTCTCCCATCATGCTGCTGGGCAATGGCGGGGGTGGCTCCATCCCATTCCAGCGCAAGAGCACGAACCGAAAAGACCTGGAGGTCATCAAGACTGTATCCCTGCCTCAGATGGTATCCAGTGACAGAACCAAGGACAACATCGAGAGGGCAATCAACGAGGGGTTGGAGAAGCGCCTACAGCAAAACCTAAAGCTGATCCTGAAATAGAATCCCTAGAATAATAAGCACCACGCCTGCGGATATTATTCGCAGGAGGTGGAACGTGGAGGACACCAAGACTAAGTACAGGCTCACGCTGGCACAATACATGCAAGAGATCAAGCAGGTGGAGACAAAGGCAAAGAGGGCTATGCGTATAACTCTGTGGCTCAAGATCATCCTGTCCATTGCTACTGTGTCAGCTGTTGGCGCATGGCTCAAAGGCCATGGGGCGAAGGAAGTCTGGGCATTCATTATTGTCTTGGCTGAGCTGGCCGATGCCATGATGAACACACTGCCCTACGCAGAGCAGCGGACGAAGCTACCAGCAATGAAGATCAAGCTCACGGATGTTTACATCGAGATGGAGCACGACCTGACACGTCTGGAGAATGGGCTGATAACAGAGGACGCAGCCCTTGAGAAATACTTTGCACATAGGGACGCATGGGGGAAAGCACTCGCTTGAAGATTGCTTTTCTCTTTTTCTTTTATTTATTTTCTTTTTCTCTTTTTACATGGCTCCCCAACGTATAGGTAACTACGTGCGGTGCAATCCCGCAGGGAGCCACCACAGAGGGCGTGACCCTCTGGCATTTCTCATATCTCCTCCCAAGAATATATATGACCACAACCAGGTAAGGGTCACGCAGGGGAAAGCCCAGGCAGTAGCCGAGGCAATACCGCCCTGTGCTCCAGTGCAATTCTGGTGAGCCTGGACCCCTCAAGGATAGGACACTGCACGAGGCCGCTGTGCTGCCCTGTGCTGCGTCGGGACACGAGGGAATTAGTTTGACTATGCGAGAAGAAAAATGCGGCACAAGCGATTCTGCGAGGCGTGAGAGAGTTTCCGTGGGTCCTTCCGACGGTCAAACGCTACTGTGGTGCTCGCGAGCCCATTTTTCGCCTAGTTTTGAAATTTTGAAAATCGGCCATTTCGTTACCACGGGCCGAACTGTAAGAGGTGGACAACCGTGAAAAATATAGCTGCAATCAACCAGGAGCGCAGGCGTATTGATACCCTGAAACCTGCTGAGTACAATCCGAGGAAACGGCTGCAACCTGGTGACGCTGAGTACGAAAGCCTAAAGCGCAGCATTCAGACGTTTGGGTACGTTGATCCGATTATCGTCAACAAAGACGGTACAGTGATCGGCGGACACCAGCGTCTTTTTGTTTTGGCTGACCTGGGATACCTGGAGGCCGACGTTGCCGTTGTGGACCTCAATAAGCAGGACGAAAAGGCCCTGAACATTGCCCTAAATAAGATCAGCGGCGAATGGGACGAGGAAAAGCTGGCGGCCATTTTCTCCGAGTTGAAACTGGATGGATACGACGCCACTGTTTCCGGTTTCCAGGATGACGAGATAGCCAGCCTCATCTCTGGAGTGGTGGCCGAGGAAGCCGAGGCTGCCGAGCAGTACAGCCGAAAGGTGGACGTCCCACACTACGAGATTACCGGGGAGACTCCAAAAATCAGTGAACTGTTCGACCAGTCAAAAGCCTTGGCCCTGCTGGACGACATCGAGAGCGACGGAAGCATCAGCGAAGAGGAACGGGAGTTCCTGAAACTTGCTTCCATGCGTCACGTCGTTTTTAATTACCGAAACATCGCCGAGTATTACGCCGCCGCCAGCCCTGCGATGCAGGGACTTATGGAAGATTCAGCCCTTGTGATCATCGACGTGGACAGAGCGATTGCAAACGGCTTTGTGAATCTGTCCAAGGCCGTCGAAGCTATCATCGAAGACGGGAAGAGCGAAGATGCGTGACGACTTTGCTGTTTTCATCCTGACTCATGGCAGAGCTGACAACGTGGTTACACTCAGGACCCTGGAGCGGCAGGGGTACAGAGGACGCTGGTACCTGATTATCGACGACGAAGACGCTATGGCCCCTATTTACTACGAGAAATTTGGGAAGGATCACGTCGTCACATTCTGCAAGGCTGCTGCTGCCGACAGAGCTGACACCATGGACAATTTTGACGAGCATCGAGCTATCTTGTACGCCCGGAACGAGAGCTTCCGAATTGCGCGAGAGCTTGGCCTGACGTATTTTCTCCAGTTGGACGATGATTACTCCGGTTTCATGCTCCGGTATCCTGACGGCAGCAAATTGGCCCACTTGACGCCCACAGGGAAAGACCTGGAGACGCTATTCGAGGCTATGATCGACTTTCTGGATTCCTCTGGGGCGCTGACCGTGGCGTTTGCCCAGGGTGGTGACTACATTGGAGGCTTGGCCGGTGGAGCTTATGAGAAACGCTTGATGCGAAAAGCCATGAACACGTTTTTCTGCCGGACTGACCGCCCGATAGAGTTCCGAGGGACCATGAACGAGGATGTTACGGCATATACCACGCTGGGGAGCCGGGGGGACTTGTTCTTCACTGTCGCGGATGCCTGCATCGCTCAGTTGCAGACACAATCTCTGAGCGGCGGCATGAGCGAGGCGTATTCTGAATCTGGGACCTACTTAAAAACTTTCTATTCGGTCATGTCTATGCCGTCCTGCATCAAGGTCAGCATGATGGGAGAAAAGCACAAACACATCCACCACAGGATCAACTGGGAGTGCTGCGTCCCTAAAATCCTGGACGAAAAATACAGAAAGGACGTTGACTGATGCTAGGAATCACTGGCGACAAGATGCTGTCGCACATTGACAGGATCGTCGGAGACCACAGGCCCATAACAGCCGACGTGTTTCTGACCAACTACTGTAACAACAGCTGCCCGTACTGCACATACCGTCGCTGGAACCTGGAGGACGGCGCGTACTCGATGGGCTATGACGAATTTGTCCTGTATGCTGAACGGCTGCTATCGTTTGGAGTGCAGGGCATTATCCTGACCGGGGGCGGAGAACCTACCGTCTGCCGAGATTTCGAGAAGATCACGTCCTGGATGGAGTCACAGGGAATCCACTACGGAATTAACACGAATTTCAATCGGATGGTCCGCATCAAACCTGACTATCTCAAGGTCAGCCTGGACGGTTGGGACGAGGATAGCTACGCCGAGCGCCGGGGCGTCCGGCATTACCAGCTCGCACGAAAAAATATCCAGGCGTATGCAGCATGGAAGCGAGAGAACAGCCCCAGCACGTCCCTGGGAATCCAGTGTGTGGTCAAATCTGTGGAAGATGTGGAAAAGTTCTTCTCTGCCAATAGGGATTTGGACGTTGACTACATCGTTTTCAGACCGGAAGAAAGCACCGGCGGGAAAGCCTACGCTGGGGAATCTGCGCGGGCGGCGGCTGCTGAAATTATTCAGGCCGTGAATAATCTTACAGAGATAGACAGCCGTGTTGTGTGCAATTTCAAGTGGCATTTGCTGGGCGTCCAGGAGCGCGATTGCGTGGCTGCCTGGTCGCAAATAGCCATGAATGAGCGCGGCGGCATTATGTTCTGCTGCCACAAGCCGTACCAAGTCCTGGGCCACATCATGGACGAGGATATTATGGAGAAAAAGGCGGCTGCTGTAACGGATATGCGGACCTGCGATGTTCCGTGTAGGCTGACAGCGCCAAACGCTTTCGTAGCCAGCACAATGGCTGAGAGAAAGGACGCTTGTTTTCTATGATCTAACGAGGTGAGCTTATGGCAGAACAGAGCAACTTACAACCGACGGCTGTGATAGCCCAGATATTTGGCGTCTCTGTCCGCCGAGTGGAGCAGCTAAAGGCCGAGGGTATCATAAAGGGCCACGGGAAGCCGACGAAGTATGATCTTCTGCCGACGATCAAGGCGTACATATCCTACCTATCCGACAAGGCACATGGGCGGGAGAAGAAACAGACCGATGCACAGTTGGCAACAGCGAAGCTGGAGGCCGAGAAGCGAATCAAGGTCGCCAAGGCGGAAATGGCCGAGCTGGAGCTACGCGAGTTGAAAGGTGAGCTGCACAGGGCGTCTGACGTTGAGGCTATCACGACGGACCACGTTATGTTTTTGCGCTCCATGCTTATGGCGCTGCCTGGTAAGGTGGCCGTAGATATGGCTGCGATACAGTCCGCGCCGGAGGCTGCGGAGCGCATGAAACAGGAGGTATACAACATCCTTGGGCGGCTTGCCTCATATCGGTACGACCCTGACGAATACAAAGAGCGAGTGATGGAAAGGCAGGGCTGGAATGAACGGCAAGGAGACGACGACGATTAAAAAACGTCGTATGCGTTCCGTAGATCGAACCTTCGCCCGTTCCTTTGCAAACTACACGCCCCCTGCTGACCTGACCGTTTCCGAGTGGGCAGAGGCCCACAGAGTTCTGTCCAGGGAAAACAGTGCCGAGTCTGGCCCGTGGCGCAATGCCCGGACCCCGTACCTAGTGGAGATCATGGACGCTTTTACCGACCCGAAGGTCGAAAAAATAAGTCTGGTGGCTTCATCCCAGGTCGGCAAGTCCGAGCTGGAGCTGAACATCATCGGCTACATCATTGACCAGGACCCCGGCTCAATTCTGTATATCCAGCCTACCGTTGACGACGCGAAAAAATTCTCACGGCTGCGTATTGCGCCGATGATCCGAGATAGCCTGACGCTGCGGACGAAGGTTGCGGACATCAAGAGCCGAGATAGCGGTAACACCATGCTGCAAAAGAGCTTTCCCGGCGGGATGCTGACCATCGTCGGCTCCAACAGCGCCAGCGGCCTTGCCTCTACACCGGCGAAGTACGTCCTTGGTGACGAGCGCGACAGGTGGGCCTTATCGGCAGGGACCGAGGGCGACCCCTGGGCGCTTGCTGAGGCCCGGACGACGACGTTTTACAATTCAAAGATGGTGGATGTATCCACCCCGACGGATAAAGAGACCAGCCCCATTGCCAAGAGCTTCAACGAGGGCACGAGGGAACGCTGGTGCCATAAATGCCCGCACTGCGGGGAGTATTCCAACATCGTTTTCGACAACATCAAATTCGACTTTGAGACCGTCGGAAGTGGCAGAAAAAAGGATTACATCGTAAATTCTGTTTCGTGGAGCTGCCCGGAGTGCGGCTGCCTGTCCAGCGAGGACGAAATGCGTAGGCAGCCAGCGGAGTGGATAGCTGAGAACCCCGAAGCCTACGACAAGGGGCATAGATCGTTCTGGCTGAACGCCTTTTCGTCGCCGTGGCAGGCGTGGTCAAAGGTTGTCTATTCCTTCCTGGTTGCCAGAAAAGACCCGCAGCGACTCAAAGTCGTTTACAATACCATGCTTGGGGAGCTGTGGGAAGATCGCGGAGACCTGGAGGACGAGGACACCATGCTTGGCCGCCGTGAAGATTACGGCCACCGTGACGATGGGACCCCGGTAGAACTACCAGAGGGCGTCCTGGCGTTGACGTGTGGCGTCGATACGCAGGACGACCGCCTGGAGTATGAGGTCCTGGGGCACGGTCACTACGGCGAAACCTGGGGCATCAAAAAGGGCATAATCATGGGCGATCCTGCGTATGACGAACCCTGGGAACGGCTGGACGACGTTCTGGAGCACGTTTACCGGTTCCGGGATGATAGAGGGCTGACCATAGCCCGGACGTTCGTAGACAGCGGCGGGCATAAGACACAGCACGTCTATACTCAGTGCAGGGCGCGGCTGCATAAGCGCGTCTTTGCTATAAAAGGCCAGGGCGGGGACGGAATACCGTTCACCAAGCCGCCAAGCAAGGTCAAAATCATAGTCAATGGCAAGGCGGTGGGCCAAACTTGGCTCTACGTCCTGGGCGTTGACGCAGGCAAGGCGGACATATTCGCCGCCCTGAAAGTACAAGAAGCCGGTCCGAAGTTCTGTCACTTCCCGAAGGGGGAGCAACGGGGCTACGACGTGGCTTTTTTTAATGGGCTTTTATCCGAAAAGCTGGTTATGAAGTCCGAGCGAGGCCGGACGCGCTGGGCGTGGGTGAAGCTGCCGGGGCATGAGCGAAACGAGGCCCTAGACTGCCGAAACTATGCGCTTGCTGCGTTCCGGTCCTGGGACCCTGACCTTGACGCCGTGGAGCGCAGGCTTCGGGGCGTTGGGGATTCTGCGGAAACAAAACAGAAGACACGGCGGCGCGGTGTGGTCAAGCGCAGGACGTCCGCTGGTGACGATTGGTAGGAGGATTACACATGGCGAGTAGAACGGTGCTGGAGCTACGGCTTGAGCGGAAGAAAGAGGCCCTTGCAGCCGCCGAGGAAGCGTACATTGCACTGCTGAAAGGCCAGGTCAAGGCATACGCAATCGGTAGCCGAAACTTGACGCGCTTTGATCTTCCGCAACTGGAGGACACCATTGCGAAGTTGGAAAAAGAAATCGACGAGCTGGAGTCACAGCTCAACGGAGGACGCCGCCGAAAGGCTGTGTCTGTGATTCCCCGCGACTGGTGATTATTCCATCGGTTATTGCCCGCACGAGTGGGCTTTTAAGATAAAACCGAAGAAAGGAGGAAGTAATGGGAACGCAAGTCAAACCTAAAAGCGCCGCCAACTCTCGCGTGGTTATGAAAGGCTACTCTCAGGCCGGGGCCAGCTATACCAAAAAGGCTTTGAAGGGCTTCCGTGTAGCCAGCGGCGCACCGTCAGAGGACATTGATCAGAATAACTACACCCTGCGGCAGCGCAGCCGGATGTTATACATGGGTGCCCCGATTGCCACGGCAGCCCTCAAACGGCAGCGGACGAACATTGTCGGCTCTGGCCTCTGGCTGAAAAGCACCATCGACCGGGATACCCTGGGGATGACCAAGGAGCAGGCGGAAGCGTGGCAGCGTAGGACGCAGGCAGAGTTCGCTCTCTGGGCTGAGAAAAAACAGACCTGTGACGCCACTGGCCTGAACAATTTCTATGGGATGCAGCAACTTGTTGCTCTGTCCTGGCCTATGTCCGGGGACGTGTTCGCCCTTGTCAAGCGGGCCAAGGTGACACCCCTGGCCCCCTATTCCCTGCGCCTGCATCTGCTGGAGGCGGATCGGGTGCGGACGCCCACAGCAAGCGGCGGCCTGTTTACTGCCAACCAGACGAAGGGCAAGAACCCGACGACCGGCAACACCATTTATGACGGTGTGGAGGTAGACCGGAACGGGGCTATTGTGGCCTACCATATCGCCAATACTTACCCGTATCAATACGATGGGACCCCGACCGAGTGGGTCCGCGTGGCGGCCTACGGGGCTGGTACCGGGCTTCCAAACATCCTGCACATCATGGATTCGGAGCGCCCGGACCAGTACAGGGGGGTCCCATACTTGGCGCAAGCGATAGAACCCTTGCTCCAGCTGCGCCGATACACCGAGGCTGAGATCATGGCCGCCGTGGTGCAGAGCTTTTTCACTGCCTTTGTCAAGACTGAGGCCGGGGCCGATGATATGCCATTCAACGAGCCAATCAGTGCCGACCAGGACGAGGTGAGCAAGGACCCGAACGAGTACGAGCTGGGGCCTGGAGCCATGAACATCATGGAGCCTGGGGAGGACATTACTTTTGCCAGCCCCACCCATCCGAACACCGGCTTTGATACGTTCGTCCGCGCCATTGTGGAACAGGTAGGGGCCTGCTTGGAGATCCCCGCCGACCTTATGATGATGTCGTTCAGTTCCAGCTATTCGGCGTCGCGGGCGGCCCTGCTGGAAGCCTGGAAGGGTTTCAAAATGCGCCGGGAGTGGCTGGCGGATGACTTCTGTCGCCCGGTGTACGAGCTATGGCTCACCGAGGCTGTGGCCCGTGGGCGTATCTCTGCCCCCGGCTTTCTTACTGACCCCATCATCCGGCAGGCATACCTGGGCAGTGAGTGGATCGGGCCGTCGCAAGGACAGCTCGACCCGACGAAAGAGGTTTCTGCTGCTGTGACCGCCGTTGAGAATGGATTCTCTACCCGCGAGGCCGAGTCTATCAAGCTGAACGGCAGCGAGTACAGCCGGAACGTGGACAAGCTGACCACGGAAAACGAGCAGCTGAGGGCGGCGACCGGTGGGAACGCCCAGCCGACACAGGCTGTACCTGTGGAACCCACAGAACCGCCCGACGACAACGAAGGAATGGAGGAAAAACCCGATGGGCAAAACGATCCCGTTTAGACCCTACACCATCAACATGGTGGGCGACAATGACGCCGAAATCAACATGTATGGTGAGATCGTAGAGGAACACCCCACGGACTGGTGGACAGGTGAGCCTATCCCCGGCAATTTCATTGCCCTGGACGACTTTCTTGCAGACCTGGACGGCCTGCGGACCAAGGACAACATCACCGTCCACATCAACAGCGTGGGCGGCAGCCTGTACGCTGGTGTCTCGATCTATAACCGGCTGAAAGAGCTTCCGGCCAACGTCGTGACCATCAACGACGGCCTTGCTGCCTCTGCTGCCAGCGTCATCTTCCAGGCTGGCAATCCCAGAAAGGTAAACGCCGGTAGCTGCTTGATGATCCACGAGGCCGCAGCGCTGCTGATTGGCTACTTTCAGACGAAGGACCTCAAAACTGAGATGAAACGGCTGGACGCTCACAATCGGACAGCTATCGCCGCCTATGCTGAGGCTACCGGCATTGACTCGGATACCATCAAGAGCGCCCTGGCAAAAGAAACCTGGATGACCGGCCAAGAGGCTGTCGATGCTGGCTATGCCGATGAGGTCATCGACAGTGGGGGCAAGGTCAGCATGAGCCTGTCCCCAGACAAAAGATTCATCGTGTCCAACGGTGTGGCTATGTCCGCCCGTGGCATGGGTGCCTATCCTACTGGCATCAAAACTATGACGGCGGCGCAGGCCGCTATTTTTGTGGGCAAAAACGCCCAGGAACCTAGTGTACCGCCTGCCCAGCAGGTTAGTGCAAAAATAAAAACAGGAGGCAAGAACATGGACAAGATCACCACTATGGAGGCCCTGCGAGAGGCGTACCCCGACCTGGTATCTCAGGTCGAGGCTGCTGCCAAGGCATCCGAAAAGGCCGACGGCATCCAGGCCGAACGCGCCCGCATCCAGGGCATTGAGGCTATCGAGGCTGCTATCGGCGACAAGGAGCTGGTCAAAGCTGCCAAGTACGGGGATACCCCGCTGACCGCCGAGCAGCTGGCTTTCAAGGCTATGCAGGCTCAGGCAGCTATCGGCGCAACGGTTCTCAAGGACCTGGAGAATGACGCAGCCAAGTCCGGTGCTGCTGCTGTGGCTGCTGATCCTACCGGCGGCGACCCCAAGGCAAAAGAAGAGGACGACGAGGCCCAGGCAGTCAGCATGATTGCCGGTTTCCGTCCCAAGAACAAGAAGGAGGGCTAAACAATGGCTAACTACGAAGTTATGGGCGAAGTGAAGTACGCCAACATCTGGAACAGCGTTGACGTTCCCATCATCACCGGCCTGCGTACCATCCGCAAGCTGACTGGTGCCGCTGCTACCTACAAGGCTGGTACTGCTCTGGCACTGTCCGGCGGCACCGCAGGAGACGACAAACTGGTGATCCTGGGCACCGCTGCCGCATCCAATGAGACTCTGACCGCCAACTGCATCCTGGCCGAGGACGTTGAGGTTGGCACCGACGCTGACGTGCAGGCACTCGTTTTCCTGTCCGGCCACGCCAACGCCAACAAGCTGGCTGTCGCATCCAGCCACACTATCACCGCCGCTGAGATCGAGGCTTTCCGCGCTGCCGGAATTTACCTCGAAAACGCAATGTAAGGGAGGGCTACAAAATGGCATTTGACCTGTATAAAACTAAGACCATGCTGTCTGCTATTGAGCAGATGGAACCGATTCACTCTTTTCTCCGTGACCGCTATTTTCCCACCGGTGCGGGCGACTTGTTCCCCACCGATGAGGTATTGATCGAGTACCGCGACGGTACCAACAGAGCCATGGCCCCTGTTGTCATCGACGGTCACGACGGTATCACCGTTGGCCGCAACGGTTATAAGACCTTCCGCATGGAGCCGCCCCTTGTGGCACCCAAGCGCCACCTGTCCGAGGATGACCTGCGGAAGAAGGGCTTCGGCGAGGACCTGTTCAGCAATATCACCCCTGAGCAGCGGCAGGCACAGCTGCTGGCCCAGGACCTCACTGAGCTGGACGAGCTGCACACCAACCGCGAGGAGTACATCGCCTCCAAGTGCATTTTCGAGAACGGCTACACCCTGAACCAGTGGGCCGACGAGTACGGCACCACCGGCAAGTCCAAGGCGTATGTGATGAAGTTCTACACCGAGGGTTCCAACCCCGCCACTTACACCCCTGGCACCAAGTGGGGCGCGACCGGCTCCGATAAGATGGCCGACTTGCTGGTCATGGCCCGCCAGCTGACCACCGCCGGGAACGCTGCCACCGACGTGCTGCTGGGCTTCGACGCCGCCGACGCGCTGATGAACGACGAGACCATCAAGAAGCTGATGGACCTGAACCGTTACGACGCCGGTCAGATTGCGCCCCAGCTCATGCAGGACGGCGCGGCCCTGCTGGGCGTCCTGAACGTCCGTGGTCATCGCCTGAACCTCATCACCTATGACGGCACCTACAAGGACGAGACTACCGGCACCATCACCGCCTATGTTCCCGCAAAGCAGATTTGCGTGACTGCCCCCGGTGCTGGCCGCGCCCTCTATGGCTGCGTGACCCAGACCGAGCAGACTGACGGTGCTTTCCACAGCTACATGGGCCGCCGTGTGCCTCGCTACTGGTCCGACAAGAAGGGCCGCGAGCTGCGTCTGGCCTCCAAGCCCCTGCTGGTACCCCGTACCAAGAACCCCTTCATTTCTGCCACCGTGCTGGACTGAGGGACCGAGAGGAGCGAAAACACATGATTAAGATCGTCTGTGGTGTATACGGCCACTACATCGACGGCAGAGTCGTTGCCAAGAACAGCGATTCCGAGCCGTTCTCTCTGACTCCCCGACAGGAGGCGGAGCTTGTGGCAAAGGGCGTCGCAGCGTTCGTGGACGAGGTGACAGAGGTCTCCCATGCGGGGGCCTCTGCACCTATCGGCTTCGACGAAAGCCCTGAGCCTGACATCGAGATCCCTGAGTACAGCGTTGACATGAAAGCCGACGAGCTACGGGAGATTGGGAAAGACTGCGGCCTGCATTTCAAGGTCGGTATGACCAAGGCCGATATGGTGGCCGCCCTGGACGCCTTTTTTGCGGAGAAGATCGACGAGGACGACGCCGACGAAGCAGAGGACGACGGCATGGAACTGCCCGACTTTGACCCTGCCGAGGCGGTGGAATAATGGGCTTCAAAGATTCTGTCTCCGCTGACAGAGGTATCTTTCTCGACCTTGAATTTTTCGGCGAGACCGCAACCGTAGAGGGCAAAGAGATCCCCATTGTCATCGACAACGACCAGCTGAAAACCCGCCAAGGGAGCCAGGAGCTTGCCATTGCAGAGAGCGCCACGCAGTTTTATGCGCGGACCGAGGACCTTCCCCGAAACCTGGCCCCCGGCAGCAACCTGAACATCAACGGGCGGGAGTGCCTGGTCGATGATTACAGCGAGGCCATGGGCGTCTCTACGGTAGTCCTGCGGGAGACCATTGTTGTGTAAGGGAGGCAAGCAGAATGTCCGTTGTGAACATCCTGGATAGCGTCACGGATTGGGTCCGGGAGAACATCTGTGCTCAAATCAAGCTCAAAGCGCCGCCAGAGAATGATACCGACCCGACCGACTCCGGGTATGAGTACAAGCTTGTCACCCCTGCGGCTTTTCCGCTGTTCGTCCCGGCGAAGGACAAGGCCCCGCCTGGTATCCTGTCCCCGATACCGTCCGTTTGCGTCCGGTTCCTGGAGGGGGCCGAAAGCCCGGCAGGCAGCAAGGGCAGTATCGGGATGCAGCTTTGTTTTTCGGTCTGGGACCCTGGCGTACATGGGGCGGATATGCTGCTTCCTGGCGAGGAAGGTAAAGCGCAGCGGTGGACAGGGCCGGAGGCAGACGCCTATTTCCAGCGCAGTGCTGGGGGCTGGCGGGATGCCTGGAACTTCGTTGACATTGCTCTTCGGGCACTTGGCAGCACGACGAACGTCGGCGGCTATGCTATCGACCGCAGCGTCCCAATGAAGTTCGGTCCCTTGACCGAGGAAGGAGCTATTATCGACGCCTATCCGCTGTGGTTTGCCTGGTGCTCTTTTTCCGTCAACTACGATTTGCGCCGGAACATGGCGGATATTTCAAAATTCCTGTAAGGAGGAAAACCAATGGCAGTATACAAACACGGTACCTACGGCGAGTTTTCGGCAAGCATTGGGAAGCCTGCGTCTTCCGCTGGCACTGTCGCCGTCTACGTTGGTACCGCCCCGGTAAACCTTGTCCGGGGCTATGCGACCGCCGGTGTCGTAAATGAACCGGTATATCTGTCCAGCCTGTCCGCAGTAAAGCGGCTGATGGGCTACGCGGCAGACTGGGCGAAGTTCACGCTTTGCGAAGCCTTTGCCCTGCACTTCGACAGCGAAGAGAACGTCGGCCCCATCGTGGCTATCAATGTTCTCAACCCTGCCACCCACAAGAAGAGTGCTGAGACCACGAAGCAGCTCACCTTTGCCAATGGGCGGGCTACCATCGACAGCACCACCATCATTCTGGATACCCTGGTATTGGCTGAGAAGGTCGAGGGCGTGGATTTCTCCATCGACTACGACTTCACCAAGGGCCAGGTCATTATCGAGAGTCTGGGCAATACTGAGATCACCGGCTCTGTCAGCTGTACTTTCAGCGAGATCGACACTACCAACATCGACAAGGACGCTATTGTCGGCGGCGTGACTGCCGCAGGCGTGTACACCGGCCTGGGCTGTGTGTCCCTGGTGTACCAGGACCTCAACATCATCCCCAACCTGATTGCCGCCCCTGGCTGGAGCGACAAGAAGGACGTTTACTCCGCCATGGTCAAGGCAGCGACCAAAATCAATGGGCACTGGGATGCTATGGCCGTCGCAGACATTCCCCTGGTGGATTCCAGCACCGCCGTTGATACCATCGAAAAGGCGAATACCTGGAAGGACACTAACGGCTACACCAGTGAACGGGCAAAGGTATGCTGGCCCCAGGGCAAGGACAGCTCTGGCCGCATTATCCACGCCTCTACCCTGTGGGCATGGCGGCAGATGCTCGTCGATGCTGAACACGACGGGGTGCCTATGGAGTCCGCCTCCAACAAGGCTGTCCCCGTTGTCAAGCAGTATTTCGGTGCGGCGGCCACGAATCGCGGCTTTGACCAGCAGCGGGCCAACGACCTGAACCAGAATGGTATCTCCACCATCGTTTTCTTCGGCGGCCAGTGGGTACTCTGGGGTCCCCATACTGCGGCGTTCAAGCACGGCGCGATTACTGACAATCGCGTGATCTTCGACGTGTCCATCCGCATGATGATGCACCAGTCCAATTCGTTCCAGAAGGACTGGGCGCTGACCATCGACAGCCCCATGACTCGCGCCATGGCTGACACCATCAAAAACCAGGAGCAGGAGAAAGCCGACGCCCTGGCCTCTATGGGTGCTCTGATCGGGACTCCTGTCGTTCGGTTCGACGAAGACGACAATTCCACCGACGAGCTGGTCCAGGGCAATTTTGTCTGGAGCTATGAGTCTACCCCGACGCCGCCCTTCAAGTCCGGCACCATGAAGGTGGCCTATTCGTCCGAAGGATTCAGCAGCTTTATCGGAGAGGAGGGTTAAACAATGGCATTCGTAAATGTTACCGGCCCCGTAGTGGCCGAAACCGTCTACGCGAACAACAAGCTCGTCGCAAAAGACGTAGAGCTGACATTGCCCGCTGTGACGCCCACCACCGCAGACGTGCAGGCCATGGGCACCATGAGCGTCCCTATTCCTCAGCTGCTGGAGAATATGGAGCTTTCCATTACCAAGATCGGCACCGACCTGGGCCTGTCTTCCATGCTGAGTTTTGATGCTTTTCCCATCGAGGTCCGTTGGGTGCAGAGCGTGACCGACGCCAACGGCAAGGTATCCCACATCGGCTGCAAGGCGTTCCTGCGGTGTATGTCCACCGTGCTGCCAGAGGTGGGGCTTGCCCCCGGTGAGGCCAGCGAGAACGAGCTGACTTACACCGTGACCAGATACCAGCTTGTGCAGGACGGCCAAGAGGCATGGCTGATTGACCGGCTGGCCGGTATCTGCCGTGTATATGGCAAAGACTACATGGGGAATATCAGCTCCATGCTCTAAGCAAAAAGCCCTGCCGATGGGAACACCGGCGGGGCTTTTTACATACTGACGAAAGGATGGAACCTAACCAATGAACGGAACTTTTAAGCTGCACAACCCTATTGTTATCAACGGCAAGACCCATGAGTCCCTTGCCTACGACACCAACGAGATCACCGCCCTGCTGTTCACCGAGGCTGAGGCCAAGCGGAAAGCTGCCGCAGGGCTGAAAAATGTGACCATCACCCCGGCGGTGGAGTTCGACTTCGGCCTGCATCTGTATCTTGGCTTTGCAAGCATCATTGCCAAGACCCCTGAGTGCGATTTTACCGACCTGGAGCGTCTTCACGGCACCGACCTCATTGACATCATGGCGGTGGGCCGAAATTTTTTGCTGAAATCGGAGGATGCAACGCCAAGCAACTCCGACGAGCCATCCGGGACTACTCCCAAGCCTACCACACCCCAGTCACAGACCTTGAGCGAAAGCGAGTGACTGATTTCATCGCCGAGTACATCGAGGCGGTAGAGGACGAAAAGGAGCGGAAGAAGCGGATGCCAAAAGTAAAACCGGCAAAGAAACCGCATAGAAGAAGGTGATCCCGTGTCAAAAGAGCTTGAAGCTACAATACGAATAAGCGGCAATATTGACGCGAGACTGAGAAGCGCCATCGAGTCGGCTGTCAAACGGCTGGACCAGCTGGACGCTGCGGCAAAGGAATCCGGTGGCGCTATTGGTGAACTTGCGGATAAGATCAAGGACCAAAGCTCAGAGCTAAAGGCGGCTCAGAAACAATATGCGTCCTATGTTCTGGCCGGAGAAGAGGGGTCAGACCAGGCCCGCGAACTGGCTGACAAGATCAAGGAGTTGTCCAGTGATCTAAACCGAAACAAAAGCTCGTTGGAAGCGGCTGAACGGGCTGCCCGCGACCTTGCGGACGGATTTAACGACGCCGACGACTCGACCGGAGACCTTGACGACAATCTGGACGACGTTGACGATGCTGCCCGAAACTCAAAAGAGGGCTTTACTGTCCTCAAGGGTGCAATGGCGAACCTGGTTTCAGCCGGGTTTCAAAAGCTGATCGGCGCGGCTGTCGATGCTGGGAAAGCCTTACTAGACCTGTCCGAGCAGACCAGGGAGTTCCGGCAGGATATGTCCACACTCGAAACCGCCTATGATCGAGCTGGATTCTCCACGGAGGCAGCAACGAACACATGGCGAGAGCTGTATGCCGTCTTCGGCGAGGACGACCGAGCAGTCGAGGCCGCGAACAACATCTCCCGAATGTCCAAGTCGCAGGAAGACCTGGATAAATGGGTGAGGATCACAACCGGCGTCTGGGGAACCTATCAAGACGCCCTTCCGGTCGAATCCCTCGCGGAGGCGGCGGGCGAGTCGGCCAAGACGGGCACCGTGACCTCGGCTCTCGCCGATGCATTGAATTGGTCAAGTGAGGCGGCGTCTATGTTCTCGAAGTATATGTCTGAGGATGTAACGACCGCCGAGGACGCTTTCAACGTGGCCCTGTCCAAATGCTCGAACGAGCAGGAACGGCAGGCCCTTATTACTGAGACCCTGACCGCGCTATACGGCGACGCGGCCACCAAGTACGAGGAGAGCGCCGGAAGCCTGATGGACGCGAACAGGGCGGCAGCAGACGCTCAGCTTGCCCAGGCACAGCTTGGCGCGGCGATTGAACCCGTGACAACGGCGTGGACGAACTTGAAAACGCAGCTGCTCAATGCTGTTGCTCCTGCTATCCAAGCGGTGAGCGAGAAGTTACAGCAGGCTATCCAGTGGATGCAAGAGCATCCTGCTGTGGTGCAGGCGCTTGTTGCTGCGCTGGCTGTCCTGGCAGCTGGAATCACGGCGGTCACCATTGCTGTTGCAATCTATACCGGCATTCAAATGCTCGCAAATGCGGCGCTGCTGCCTGTTATCGGTATAGCGCTTGCGATTGTGGCTGCCATCGCTGTTGTCATTGCCATTGTGGTGGTCCTGTACACCCATTGGGACATCGTAAAACAGAAAGCGATGGAAGTCTGGCAGGCTGTTCAAAACGCCTGGAGCCAAATCGCCACGGCGGTTACTAACGCGATTCAAACTGTCGCCAATGCCATCCGCTCAGGCTGGAGTGGTCTCGTTGGCGTTGTGACCGGCATCTGGAACGGTGTCAAGAACGCTGTGATAAATGTTTGGAATGCAATAAAAGCGAGGGCAAGCTCGTTTGTCAGTGGCGTCAGGTCCACCATTTCCGGTGGGTGGTCTGCGCTGACAGGCATCTTGACTGCACCGTTCAGGGCGTTAATGAATTTCATAGGTGGCGTACAGAGCAAAATCAGCGGCTTGTTTGGAAAGATTGGCAGCCTGAAAGACAAAATATCCGGTATCAAACTTCCAAAGTTTGCGTCTGGTGGCTTTACCAGCGGCCCGTCTATCGCCGGTGAGGCTGGCACAGAGGCGGTCATTTCTTTTAACAAGAAATACCGCGCCCAAAACCTAGCGTACTGGGCAAAGGCAGGTGAAATGCTCGGTGTTGACGATGCTTTCTCCCTGACCGGCGGAGCCTCTGGGACCTACGTTGACCTGGGCGGCGTAAATTTCGCCCCAAACATCGTGGTACAAGGGAACGCGAAGAAGGACGACATCGTGGCAGCTATCCGGGAGTCTTACCCTGAGTTCATGGATATGCTGGACGAGCTGATAAGTGAGAGGGAGGAAACAGTCTATGCCTGAGATCATTGACTATCGGGAGCATAAGACTGTCGAGGGAGATACCTTCGACGGCCTTGCGCTCTGGTATTACAACGACGAGCAGTTGGCCTCTCGCATTATCTCAGCCAACCTGGATTACTGCGACACGTTGATCTTCGACGCGGGTGTCACCTTGCGTATCCCTATCATGGATACCGTGGACACGCCGGAGACCCTGCCGCCCTGGAGGCGAAACACATGATAAAGGTCACCTACAAAGGGGTAGACGTAACGTCTGACATCTCCATCAACCGCTGTATTCACGACATGTACGCGGCCGGGCAGGCTGATACCCTGGACATTCGCTTCAACGATGCAGCTAAACTCTGGGACGGATGGGCACCAGCAGTAGGTGACGAGATCCGTATTGACTATGGCCCCGCATCCACCGGGACGATGTTCGTCCGGTCCTGCATTGCCGAAAATGGCCTGTATACCATCAAGGCTATGTCTGCGCCGCCGTCTGCTATGGAGGTCACCAACAAGGCGTGGTCCCAGGTCCGTTTACTCCAGATTGGGAAAGAAATCGCGGGCCGTCACGGGCTGGCTTTCCAGTCCTACAACGTGACGGACCAGCTTTTTCCCTACCTACTGCAAGCCAAAAGCGACTTTGCTTTCCTACACCGCGTAGCTGTCCAAGAGGGCTGCGGCTTCCTGGTATACGACAAAGCCCTGGTCCTTTATGGCGCGGCGGCTATGGAGGCCGTAGCCCCTGTCGAGAGTCTGGAGCTGCCCCTTGACGGTGATTATCGCTACAACGACGCACGGGCCAAGCTGTACGGGTCCTGTATCGTGGAGTCCGGCGACTACTCCGGCAAATTCGACGCCGGGAATGGAGTAAGCCGCATCCTACGCCCTGTCTGTGGTGATATGACCATAGGTTCAAACGCAGAGGCGGAACGCTACGCCAAGAATCTGCTGAGAGACGCAAACAAGGACGGGCAAACCGGATACGTCCGCACCGCTGGGGTTGCTGCTGGGTATGCTGCTGCATCCACGGCGAAGCTCGTCAACCAACGGGCGCCGTCCTGGAACGGCCCTGTATTCCTCTACCACGTCCGGCACGACTACGGCGTGGGAGAGAGCAAGCTATTTTTCAGAAAGCCATTGGAGGGATACTGACCATGATCGACAAAGGTTATGTTTCGTCCATCCTGGACGGAGGAAAAAAGGTCACGGTTATCCCAGCCACATCCGGCGATATTGTGACGCAGCCGTTGACCGTCCCATTTTTCCTGCTGGGGACTATGAAACCCCGGAAAGAGATCGTGTTTTGTTCTTTCCCGGACGGCACTGGCCTTGTCCTGGCGGCGCTGGACGGCTCTTGGAACCATGACCTTGCTGGTAGTGTCACCATCTCCGGGACACTCTCTGCGGCTGCTGTGGTGGCCTCTGGCACGGTATCTGGTGGCAGCGTGTCCGCTGGCGGCGTGTCCCTTGGCAGCCATACGCACACAGACTCTCGCGGCGGTTCCACGTCCGGGCCGCAGTAAGGGGGGACATTATGGGATACACTGCACGATGGGGGCCGAAAGGTTTTATCATCTCTGCCTCTAAGGTCGTGGCCCTGGAAGACTTCAAAACAAGCTATGCGCTCAAGTCTGATACCAACTCAGACACTTCCGGGACGCCGCCGACCAACACACAGGGCCTGGAGCTGCAACCGCTGGAACTGTCCACTAGGTATCTCCGCGCCCTGGGCACTGATCCACTGGGCCAGATAGCCGAATGGAAAGCGCAGATCGGCAAAACCTGGCCGTTTTTGCTGAACGGCAAACAGTTTGGGCCGAAGTTCACCCTAAAGTCTTTTGATGTCTCAGACACCATGTTTACCCCTGCTGGGGAAATGATTGGCTGCACAATTTCCTTGAAATTCGAGGAATACTCCACGGCGACAACAACCAATGCGTCTGCCAGCAAAAAGACTACTGCATCGACCAAGGCTGGTAAGAAGACGCAGGCTATAACGTCGAAGCCTACCACGTCGTCAAAGTCAACGAAGAAGAAGTAAAGGGGGCGAGGATATGCGAGGAAGCGGAAACGGGGACGTTGCCCTGTGCGCGGAGAATCTGCTGAGAATCTTCCGGGGCGAAAACCCCTATGAACGTATCAAAGGCATTGACGCCCGCAGCCTGGACAAGCCCGCCCTGGACGCAGAGGCGGAAATTTTGCAGGACGCTGAGTTCTGTATCGAAAACTACGAGCCACGGGCACAGATCGACAGCCTGGACGTTTACGGGCTGGACCGTGAGCGTGGAGACTTCCGGGTTGTCGCTGCCGTGACTGAAATCTGAGGAAGGGAGTGACGCGCATGGCGACAGACTATAATTTCGTAGAGACCGACAGCGCGAAACTGTACACAGCCATTGTGGGCAGCCTCATGGACTACTGCGACGAGCCTCTGTACCCCGGCGACGAGCGCCGGATCTTCGGCGAGGCCCTGGTTGCTGTCCTGGTATCCCTATACAACGAGTTCAACGACAAAATGAAGCAGCGGACGTTGCAGAACGCCCGTGGCTACGTCCTGGATGCTATCGGGGACATGTTTTACCGAGTGGAACGTGCCGCCCCGGCGCAGGCCCATGCGACCTTCCGGTTTGCTGTGGATGCTGCCTTGCAGGAAAATGTCATCATCCCGGCTGGAACTCGCGTGACGACCGACGGAAGTGTCTACTTTGCCACCCAGGAAACCGCTGTCTTGCAGGCCGGGGAGACCTACGTTGACCTGTTGGGCGTCTGTACGGAGGGCGGCAGTAATTACAATGGTTTTACTCCCGGAACCATCGGGACGCTGGTTGACCTGATCCCCTATATTGCATCGGCCAAAAACACCACGATTTCGACTGGTGGAGATGATGGGGAGCCGCACACCGAGGAGGGCGACAACAGATTCCGGGAGCGTATCAGCCTGTCCTATGCCAAGCTGTCCACGGCGGGGCCGGAGAGTGCTTACAGGTACTTTGCGCTGTCTGCTGATCCTGACATTATCGACGTGTCCATTGACGTGCCCAGCGCCAACGTCGTGGATATTTACGCGCTTATGAAGGGCGGTGAGCTGCCCGACGAGGAAACCCTGGAGAAGATCGAGGCGGCTGTCTCCCTGGACGACGTGCGGCCCATGACGGACACCGTAACGGCGAAGGTCCCTGAGACCGTCGATTACACGGTGAACATCAAGTATTACGTCACCAAGGACAACGAGGCGTCTACCATCCAGCTTATTGAGGCCGACGGCGGCGCAATCGACCAGTACAATGAATGGCAGCAGTCCGCCCTTGACCGGGACGTAAACCCCGACAAGCTGCGGGAACTGATTCTCACGTCCCTGGCCGAGTACAAGCTGACCGGCGCTTTCCGCATGGATATTACTGGCCCGGCCTATACCGCTGTCGGCAAGAACGAGGTTGCGAAGTTGTCCGGGAACGTGACCGTTACCCACGCCATTATCGTAGGATAAGGGGGGGCTGAACGGTGAAACTTTCTGATCTCGACTTCAGGAAACTGCTGCCTCAGTTCATGCGGGAAGACAGTGCCGTCATTGGCCTCTCAAACGGCCTTGACAGCATCGTTCCGAGTCTTGCCGAATCCATGAAGGTGCTGACCACCTGGGACCACATCGACGAGCTGGCCGAGGGTGAGCTTGACGAGCTGGCAGTAGAGCTTAACGTCCTGTGGTATGACATGGGCGCTACGCTGGACACCAAGCGCGACCTGATCAAAAACTCCATGGATGTTTACAGGCACTTGGGGACCAAGTGGGCTGTGGAGTCTGTTATTCATTCCTATTTTGGAGACGGCTACATTGCCGAGTGGTTTGATTACGACGGGGAGCCTGGGCATTTCCGGGTTTACTCCACAAATCCAAGTCTTACAAACGAGAAGCTGCTGGAGTTCCTGAACCTGCTGGAGAAAGTCAAACGTGCGTCGTCTATCCTGGACGGCGTTTTTATTTCCCTGACTGGGCAGATGAATCTATACACAGGCGTAGCGATTCACGAGTCCGGCAAGGACGTTTATGCCATCGGCGCAAAGCCGTTGGCCTGAAAGGAGCGTGAAACATGGGAAGTTTTGCTAACAACGTCATCACTGACGCTGGCCGCATCCTGCACGCGGACTGTCTGGCCGGGGCGGTTTTCACGCCGACCAGAATTGTGATCGGCAGCGGGTCCCTGCCCAGCGGCACAGCACCGGCAAGCCTGACCACAGTCATAACGCCAGTGAAAAGCCTGACCATCAACAAGGCCCAGCGGACGCCCGACGGAAAGTGCGTCTTCGGCGGTGTGTACTCCAACAAGGATGTCACCAAGGATTTCTATTTCAGGGAGCTTGCCTTGTATGCAAAGGGCGTCTACCTGAACGACGACGGAAGCGTGAAGAGCGAGACGGCTGAGACCATGTACTCTTACGGCAACGCTGGCAGCACAGCGGACCTCATGCGGGCGTACTCCACGGAGCACGTCGTGGAGCGTCAGATGGACCTCGTCTGTTGGGTTGGTAACACGGCGCAGGTCAACCTCACCATTGCCAGTGACGTGTATGTCACCAGGGAGCAAATCGCAGACCTGGGGGGCGGCCTGGTTGTCATCCCAATCGGCGAGGACATTCCTGTTGCCGAAAGAAAAGCCGGATTCCTGTACTTCAAGGAGAAAAACAGCGTCACTCTCCAGGTAACACAAGAAATCGGCTTGAAATTTGAATGAAGGGAGGGGCCAGGATGGCTGATACTAGACCAATTACAAGACTCACGATCAAGGACAAGGAGACCGGAACCGAAACCGAGACTGACGTCAAAACCTGTGCCAGAGGCGTAACGTGCGACGAGGGCAAGACCGCCCAGGACCACATCTCTGATTTCGTGGCACATAAAAAGGACGTAAATCGTCACGTCCTGGTGCAGGTCGGCGGAGACGAACCGGCAACCGGGCCTGCTCTGTGGATCGACGAAAACAACCTGCTGCACTACAAGGATAAGAGCGGGAGCAAGGACGACCTGTACCCTGCGACGAAAGCCGCCCTCGTTGAGGGCCTGAGCGAACTGCTTGCTGGGGTAAAGCAAAAGGCATCCACCGACCTGAGTTCGCATATCAGCGACAAAAACAACCCCCATGGAGTGACAGCCGAGCAGGCAGGCGCTGACCCGAAAGGCGCGGCGGCTGCTGTGCAAGGGAAACTGGATACACACACTGGGAACCAGAATAACCCGCATAACGTCACCTGTGACCAGATTGGGGCTATCAAATCCTCTACTCTGGGCAAGCCAAACGGTCCGGCGAAGCTGGATGCCGATGGGAAACTGATCAAAGATCAACTGCCCCCCGTTGGCGGCAGCCGAATCACCATCACCTTCGAGCCTGCGTTTCAGGGCGCAACCTGGACGCTGACCGGCGGCGGGGAGAATTACAGTGGAGTTGTGGACAGCACCCTGAAAGCGATTGTCCCTGTGATGGGTGTGCAGACACTGTATACTGTGTCCGCTTCTGTGAGCGGCACGAAATACAGTGCAGAGGTTATGACACTGGACTACTTTACCGCCCTGTCTGTGGCCTTAACGCAGTTCCAGGCAACTATCATCGTTACCGTAGACGCTGGTTCCACCGTCACTGCCGTATGCGGCACCACCACCCTGACCAAGACCAGCACCGGCACAGCGATCTTCACCGTTGGCAAAGCTGGAACCTGGACCATCACCGCAACCAAGGACGGCAACACCGTCACCGGCACCGTAGAGATCACCGCAAGCGGCCAGAGCAAGAGCCTGACTCTGGACTACGCGGCAGTGTTCGGCGTGATGTGGGACACAAGTAACAGCTCTACCGCCCTAACGCGCCTGACCAAAACTTCTGACCCCTACGACTACGTAACGAAGGACGTCACGACTGAGCCAGTCCCGGCAATTGGCACAGGTTCCGGTAGTAGTCCGTTTGACAGTTTCGCTCCGTGGAACGGGATGAAGGAATGCAATATCAACACATCTGGTACCGTGACAGCATGGAAAGGACAAAGTGAATTTTCCAGATCGAATAGCTTCACGATGGTTTACATTCCGGCATTCTACGTTGCGTTCAAGAGCAACGGTACCAAAAGGTATTTTTATATTGCAGACAAACCAAAGACAGGATTCGCCAAGCATCCAGGGAGTGGGAAATATTTAGGAAAGTATATTGCCGCAGCGACTACAATGTGGACCGCAACAGGTGAATCTCCGCTTGTGAATGAGAAACGAGGGAACATGCGTATTTACGCCAAAGGTTATGGTTCCAAATTCCACCTCCATGATTTTGCCACCTACTGCGCTATCATCTGGCTGTACCTCATTGAGTTCGCGAATTGGAATTGTCAGTCGAAAATTGGACGCGGGTACGTTGACGGCAACAGTTCTGCTATCAAATCCGGTGGAACTGACAGCATGACCTACCACACCGGACGTGCAAACGGCACTGACGGCAGAACCGCTGTCCAGTACCGTTGGATCGAAAACCTGTGGGGCAACGTCCACCAGTGGATCGACGGCTTCAATGCCAATGGCGCAACGGCCTACTACTGCACAGACCCCTCCAAGTACGCTGACGACACCACGACTGGATACACGCAGATCGGGACACTGCCTGCTTCTGGCTGGATTAAAGACCTGACTGTGACGGATAACGGCCTGCTGATTCCCAAGGCTGTCGGCGGCAGTGAGACCACGTTCATCCCAGATTACGCCTACTCGTCTTCCGGGTGGCGCGTGCTCGATGTGGGTGGCGGCTGGTACGACGGCTCGGACGCGGGCTTGCTGTGCTTCTTCGCGGACTACACGTCGTCGGGCTCGTACTCGGGCATCTCTGCGCGTCTCCTGTGTGAGGCGTAGCCGAACACAGTCCCCTCCGGGGGACCGGGGGTCGCAACCCCCGGGCGTTTTATAAAGCGTTTCTAATCATGTAACAAACTAAGGGACTGTCTGCGCGTCGTGGAGTGTTACCGCGCCCGACGCCAACTCGTCTTCCGGGTGGCACGTGCTCAATGTGGGTGGCAACTGGAACAACGGCTCGAACGCGGGCTTGCTGTACTTCAACGCGAACAACACGTCGTCGAACTCGAACTCGAACATCTCTGCGCGTCTACTTTTTCCAACAAATTTGAATCGTCTCATTGCGCAGGCTTTCCCTCATCCCTTGATGAAAATCATACCCAGAGGACGGGGCCTAGTAGGTAAACTCTCGAACGGCCCCGCAGGTAAAAAGGAAGTGCTAGTATTCCTAAGAGAGTTGGATTCCTCTATAACAAAATGCTGAACATGGCATTTATCAAAGAAACGATACTTCTTGCCAGCAAGAGAAAGAAAAATCGCCGCAGTGTGCGGCGTGTGCTGGCAAACATCGACGAATACGCCGAAAAGCTGCTCGTTATGCTGGACACGGATGCATTTGTTCCAACGAAGCCGAAAATCAAACAGGTCTACGACCAAAGCTCCAGGAAGTGGAGAGAGATCAAAGTCGTTCCGTTCTTCCCAGACGCCTGTGTCCATTGGCTATGCGTTCGGGCTATGAAACCCGTGCTGATGCGTGGCATGCACCACTGGTCGTGTGCCAGTATTCCGGGCAGAGGTGGTGCAAGAGCCGTGAAACAAATCGGGCGCATGGTACAGCGCCGCACGAAGAGTAGCAAGTACGCTGCTCAGTGTGATGTGCAGAAGTTTTACAACAGTATCCCACCATCCGGTGTCCGAAGAGCCTTGGAGCACAAGATCAAAGACAAGCGCTTCGTTCAGCTTGTGATGAGCATCATTCAGGACGGCCTTGCCATTGGCTATTACATCTGCCAATGGCTTGCCAACTTCTACCTGGAAGGGCTGGACCGGGTGCTTTGCAGGCAGAAGGGTGTGACCTGTGAGGTGCGATACATGGACAACGTGACCCTGTTCTCCCGTAGCAAACGGGCACTGCATAAGGCCTTGAAAGCGGCAATCTCCTATCTCAGGACGATAGGGCTTTCCCTCAAGGGAGACTGGGCCGTATTCCCTGTGTCGAAGCGGGCTGTCGATGCCATTGGGTACCGTTTCAGCCGAATGTGCATTATCCTACGCAAGCGCCCTTGCCTGCGGCTTATGCGGCAGTGTCGGCGGGCAGTGAAACGCAAGAAACGCGGCGGTGTTGCCGTGAAAATGGCACAGGCACTTATGGCTCGAATTGGCCGGTTGAAAATGTGCGCAAAGAAGAAACTAACAGACCGCTACATTCGGCCTGTTGGAATGAAATACTTGAGAGGAGTGATTCGACGTGCTAGTACACGGAGACGTGAAGCCACCCGAATGGACGGCAGAAAGCTGCCCGAACAAACCGGGCACGGCGCTGGTGCGCTTCTGCCTGAATCCGGTTGAGGAAACGGCGGGCGAACGAACCGGCTGGGTCTACGATGAATTTACCGTAGAGGTTCCGGACGGTGAAGATCTACAGGAGCGCGTTGCTGAACAGTTCGACGACCTGCTGCGGCAGGCTGCCGGTGCTGGGGCATCCCTGGATGATATGCGGGGCCAGCGCATTGCAGCGAGTAAATCCGCCCTCGCTGAGTGGCTTGTTGAGAATCCACTGACCTGGACAGATGGCCACCAGTACGCGGTGACGCAGGAAAAACAGTCACAGTTGACGTCAACCATTGCTGTTCAGCAGGTGGCTCAGGCTGCCGGGGTGAAGCGCCAGCTCAAATGGAACACCACCGGCGACGAGTGTACGGAGTGGACCTACGAAGGGCTGTGCGCCCTCGCGCTTGCCATTTCCGACTATGTGGAACCGCGAGTCTCTGTCCAGCAGGCTGCCGAGGTGGCTATCCGCGATGCGAAAACTGCAAAGGGGGTCCTCACCGTTGTCTGGGACTACGATATGCCGGTGGCATAATATCGCCCTGCATTGTGTGTTCGGCCTGATTGCTGGCTGCATCTATCTGCTGATCGAACTGGCATGGCGCGGGCATACGCACTGGACGATGCTGCCTCTGGCGGCGGTGATTTTCGTCTGTGCTGGGACTCTGGACGAACGACCCAAGCCGCTGCCCTTATGGTTGCAGGTGGTAATCGGTACAGCCATCGCCACAGTGCTTGAGCTGGCCGCAGGGCTGATTCTCAATGTCTGGCTGGGGCTGGGTGTTTGGGATTACTCCAATCTGCCCGGTAACATCCTGGGGCAGATTTGCCCGCAATACACGCTGGCCTGGGCTGCCCTCATGGTTGTGGCTATCAAGCTCGAAAATTTGATGCACAAAATCGCGGACTGGATAATTGACCGGAAAAAATAGAAAGGACGGGATAGCATGAACCTCCATAAGCTGATCCTGACGAAAAACGAGTGCTATATCAGAGGGGTGCCTATCACTCCCATTGGCGTGATGGTACACAGCACCGGGGCTAACAACCCCAACCTCAGACGCTACATCCAGCCTGACGACGGCCTGCTGGGGACCAACAACGGCGGGAACCATTTCAACCAGCCGCGCCCTGGTGGCCGCAAGGTTTGTGTTCACGCATTTATCGGCAAACTGGCCGATGGTTCCATTGCCACATACCAGACACTTCCCTGGGCAATGCGTGGCTGGCACAGCGGCACAGGCTCCAAGGGCAGCGCCAACAACATGGGGTACATCGGGTTTGAGATTTGCGAGGATGGTCTGACCGACCCCGCGTATTTCCGCAAGGTGTACAGGGAGGCGGTGGAGCTGACCGCCTACCTCTGCAAACTGTACAAGCTGGACCCCAAGAAGGACGGCGTTATCATCTGCCACAGCGAGGGGCACAAGCGCGGCATTGCATCCAACCACGAAGACGTAATGCACTGGTTCCCCAAGCACGGGAAGAGCATGGACGCCTTCCGGGCGGACGTAGTGATGGAAATGAGCAGCAGCACCAATGACAGAGAGAAAGAAGAGGGTGACGACATGGACATCAAGAAGTTTCTCGAACAGCTGACACCTGAGATGTGTTACAGCATCATGGCCGAAGCCATGGCCTATGCAGCCAAGCAAGCAGAACCCGAATGGAGTCAGAAGGAAGGGCACTGGTCCGAGGCCACGAAAAAGGGCCTTGTAAACGGTTCCGCCCCGGAGGGCTACGTCAAGAGGGATGAGCTGGCCGCTGTGCTGGGCCGTGGGGGGCTGCTGTGAGTGGCTGGCTGGCTGAGTATGGCGGCAAGCTGATCGGCGGCCTAGCGACCCTTCTGGCCTCTTCCGTTGTGGTCGAGATCGTACCCATCAAAATCTGTCCTTGGACTGCGTTTTTTCGATGGGTCGGGAAGAAGATTAACGGGGACGTTCGGGAGAAACTGGACGAAATCTCGAACGACCTCTCCACTCATATCCACGAGGATAACCAGCGCAACGCCAAACGCGCACGAGTGAGAATCCTACGCTTTGCTGACGAGATACTCCAGGGGGAACGCCACTCGAAAGAACACTTCGACGAGATCCTGGAGGACATCACGGAGTACAACCGCTATTGTGCGCGGCATCCTGAGTTCCCAAACGATAAGGCGACTCTCTCCATCGCCCATATCGAGAGAACCTACCGCACGAGGATGGAGAAAAACGACTTCCTCTGAGAAAGGGGGTGGAATCCATGAACCTGACAAACAAAGCATGGTGGAGGGCCGCAGCTATCCGCGCGACCAAAACCGTAGCGCAGACAGCTATCGGCTGTATCGGTGCAGCTGCCGCCCTGGGCGACGTCAACTGGCCTATGGTGGTTTCGGCTGCTGTCCTGTCCGGCATCGTATCCGTGTTGACCAGCGTAGCCGGTCTGCCGGAGGTCGATACGAACACCGAGGCGTAACACTGGGGAATCTGAGCCACGAAAGGGGGTGGACGTATGGCAAACGCTGAGACCACAATCATGTCCGGGGCGCTGGAGGACGACAAGGGCCGGAGACTGCTGCCGGAAACCACAGCCGCGCAGGTAATCCATATCGACGGCGAATCCAGCGAGACTAAATTCAAGCGGCAGGCAGGCAGCGCGAATATGTCCGCGACACTGGCCGCCTCTGCCGCCAAGACGGTGGTGGACCTGTCGGCCTACATAACGAACCGGTCAAAGACGTCTTACCGGCTGGAAATCCTGGCATCTACGGCAGACGGCGAGTCTCCGGTTGCTACCGTTATCGCGGAGCTTATCGGGGACTATGCCGTATTCTACCGGCAGGGCGTCTCCGTTGCGAAGGAAATCACGGTCACATATCGCCTTGTATCAATGCCCCTGGCTTGATGGAGCAGCAGCAAGGCCCGCATGAAAGGTTAAGAGGTTTGCACTATGAGCACTACGAATTTCTCCCCTGAGATCGACGACAACACCTTGTATCACAAGGGCGACATTGAGGCAAGCACCGCCCAGCTAATCGACGACGCACTGGCAGCCGCAAACGCCGCTCTGCCGAAAGCAGCTCAACTCGCTGTCTCAGACATGGACGAGCTTCGGACCACAGGCTTTTTCCATGGCTATGGGACGCTCAACGCCCCTGAATCCGGCTTCATGTATTTCCTGGTCATCGCCTACCCGGACGGCTACAACTACTGGGTGAAGCAGCTGGCGTTCAGTTTTGTTGACAGCAAGACCTATATCCGCACTATGGCAAACGGCCTTTGGACTACCTGGGAGCCGATTCAGACCGGCACCAGGCTGGAGGATAAGGTCGGGGACCTGGCAGGGCTGGGCACCGTGGACAAAACCAACGCAGTGGCTGCCATCAACGAGCTGGTGGCTGCCCTTGACGTAGTACGCAACGAGGTTGCCATTGCTGGAGCGCTGGCCGCTGCTGCTGCACCCGCCAACCACAACCACGACGGCGTGTATGCTCCGGCCACGCACTCCCACCCCCAGTATCTTACCGGCGTCCCGCAGTACAACAGCAACACCGGCGAGAGTATCTACGTCTGTGGCCCGAACCGGAACCACAAGACGCTCCAGGCGTTGGTCGATAGCCTGCCGAAGTTCAGCATCGGCCCCCGCCGCCTCCAGGTGGATGCTGGAGACTACGCCGAGAAGGTTGTGCTGCGTGGCTTCCATGGTGGCCCTATCACCATCGAAACCAGCGGCGCATATAGCGGGCGGGCGAATTTCCTGGGCATCCTGATGGAGGATTGCACAGCCACCATCAACGTGTCCAACGTAAACGTCGGGCCTGCTGGCGGGCAGAATCCTTCCCATGGTATCTATCCCACCCGTTGCGGGGTGATCCGCGTCGAGAACTGCAACATCCAGACCGTGGCCTTTGGCGCGTACCTGGTCCGCACCAACAAACTGGTCATGCGTAATGTTACTGTCTCGCACATCGGCGGCAACCTGACCGCTGCTGTTGGGATGAACGAGAGCGAGGGAACCTTCGTCGCCCTGGACGGCCTGACCGTCAACGGTGGCTATGGAGCTACCGCAATCCAGGCACAGAACGCCGTTGTTGTGGGCAAGCGGCCCACCATGAACAGCGTAGATGTGGAGATCAACTCCAACGCTGGCGGCGTCTACTACAACGTCATCTAACCGAATATCACCTAACGAAGAGAGGGCTGCCCCATGTGGGTGGCCCTCTTTTTTTGTGCCCTTCTTTCCAATATATGCACTTTTAACAACGCAAACATTGTTAATTTGTGCATTTAGTCGATTTGTTCTTTTTGGTGTAAAAACTATTGCATATCCTGTTCTGTCGTTGTATTATAGCACCAGAAGGAACAAATGAGATACAAAAAGGAACAATAGATCCACCTTGGAGGAAACAATATGACGAAACTAGAGCAGGAGATCATCAAGGCGATGATCGAAACCGGCAGGGCCGGTGATGGATGGAGATTCAGAATCCAATCCATAGAGGAAAATCCTTGTAGTGACTGGGCGACGATTACTGGGGTGTTACTCAAGAAAAGACGCAGATCGCCGTCAGTATGTTGGGAACTTTCTTACTACAAGCCCAAGGACCAGATTTGGTGGGAGAAATCAAAATTCGTGAATTTCGCAGAGTGACAGGGGCTTACGCCCCTGGTAATGCGGGACCCGAAAGGGTGCGGTCACAACCCCGCGAGAAGGAGGAAATACCATGAAGACTTTTGAGGTTGGAAAGACCTATACCATGCGAAGCATCGGCAACCACGATTGTGTCTGGACCTATACCGTGGTCAAGCGCACCGCCAAGACCATCACTATCAGCGACGGCCAGGAAACCAAGACCTGCCGCGTGAACGCCAAGACTTCCGAGATCCGCAATGCCGAGAGCATCTATCCCCTGGGCCGCTACTCCATGAGCCCCGTCCTCTCTGCGGACGCCGAGGATGCCCCCGAAGAGGCTACCATTGAGAAAGCTGCCACTGTCCCCATGAAATTCAAGAAGCAACCCAATGTTGCCTTTTTCTCCAGATACGTCCGCGAGGATGGGAAGATCACGATCACGAGCGTTGACCGCCAAATCAATGGTACATGGAAGAACGTCTTCGAGGTTACAGACGAAAACGGCGCAGTTATTGACGTGCTTCCCCGCCTGAAAGACGCAAAAGCAAAATACGAAACTGAGCAGGGGTCCGAGGCCCCCATCGAGGCTGAAGAGGTGCAGGAAGCGCCCAAGGCTGCCGCAGAAGAAGCCCCCGACTTCAAGCTGAACCCCATGTGCGAGAAATGCGCCAACTATCCCACCGACTGCGCCGGAACCCACGAACAAGTCTGGACCGGCTGTGTCCACCGCGAGACTGCCCCTGACGAGAACAGAACCTTTGCCCCGAAGAAGTTGCGGACCATGACCGACGACCAGCTGCTCACGGCCTGGGAGTTCACGGAACACCTGGAGGACCCGCAGTGTCCCACGATTCGCGGCTGGCTCATGGACGAAATCGAGCGAAGGTATCCGGCGGATTTCAACGCCTGGTTGGACCAGGACGCCCCGGAAGACAGCCAGCTACGCCACTATGTCATGGGGAGGGGGTGAGCAAAGATGATGTACAAAATCACGTATACAAGGCGCTCTGACAGAGACCCCAATAAATGGACCGAGTACATCGAAGTCCTTGCCCTGCGCGACCTGTACGACTGCATGAAATGGCTCGAAAAGCAGGAAGGTCACAATTTAATCTCTGTTATGCCGGAGTAACCCCATAGGAGGCAATCACCATGACAAAAAAGATCCGTTTCCAACGCATCACCCTGAGCAACGGCCAGGACGCCGTGCTGTCCACCGTAGAGCTGGAGCCTGGCCTGTACGAGACGATTATGGCGTCCCCTGATTACTCGTTCGAGTACACTCAGCTCCGCACGACAGACGAGGCCCAGGCAATCGCGGATTTCAAGCACCTGCTCAAGACCTACCACATCTCACCGCTGACTGGAAAGTACGCTGACCTGGCAACGGACCTGGAAGCAGCAGCCGCCTACGGTTTAGAGGTTGCCGCCAACGTAGAGGACGGAGGCACCTGCAACTTTGACGCTGTGGCCCTGGACCTTCGCGGGTGGAAGCACGACAAGGTGGAGCAGGCGGCCAAAGCCGCCGGGGTTAGCTGTTCGACCTGGACCCTGTTCGGCTCCAAGAAGTATGTCTTCTCTATCCGCAGCCGGTACCAGGGGAACGCCAGAAGCAAGGCCGCCGAGGCTATGGCTGAGGCTCTGAAACTCTCCGGCTACGACGCCGGAATGTACTACCAGATGGATTGAGGAGGAAGAAAGAGATGGTTTACTACGAAATTGACGAGAAAATCGCTAGAGTTGCCCACGAGATGAAATCCACGAGTGACTACAAACTCAACAGCGCCACGGCTGGCTATCGCGCCGCCGTGGACGAGGCTGCCAGCCTGGTGGAGTCCAAGAAGAGAGAGGTCAGCCCCTACTATCACGACAAACTGGACGCGCTGCTCCACACCTACGCCTACAAGCTGGCTCAGTGGACGAACGCCTACAACCGCAATGCGGCAAGCTGTCCCAGCGTGATGATCTGCGGGCCTGCCAACTTCCCGGTCAGGAAGAAAAACAAGCAGAACGCCCGCGAGGATGCCCTGTGGAAGGAATACGAAACCATCAAGGGCATCCTGGAAAAAATTAAGTCAATCGGGTCTGGCCCTGTGGACCTGGCCGACCCCCACGCCCGCGAGATTCTGACCGACAAGCTGAACAAACTCCAGAATGAGCTGGAGTCCGAGAAAGCAATGAACGCCCATTACCGCAAGCACAAGACCATGAAGGGCTTCCCCAACATCTCCGACCAATGCGCTGAATCGTTTGACCAAGCCATCCTGGACTCTCCGCCCTTTGCACAAACTCCCTTCCCTTCCTTCCAACTGACCAGTCTGCGAGGCAAGATCAAGCGGGTGCAGGCCCGGCTTGACGAGTTGGACAAGCGGGCCTCTGAACAGGGCCAGCCCGAAGGAAATATCAAGTTCGACGGCGGCGAGATCGTCCGCAACCTGGAAGCTGACCGACTCCAGATTCTCTTTGACGAGAAACCCGACGAGGCCACCCGCGCCAAGCTGAAACAGAACGGCTTCCGCTGGTCCCCCACGAACAGCGCATGGCAGCGCAAGCTCACCCCCAACGCGGAAATCGCAGCCCGCAGAGTTTTCGAGAAGTAATCACCGGACATAGCCTGACCTACCGGGCATACGGGGAGAAAGGAACCATTATGAACGCAGTACAGAGAATCAAGGCGCGGCACAACGAGGCCGCGCAAGCTGAGATGGACGCCCTGCTAGATGCCCTGCGCCCCGCCATGAAGCGGAACGTACAGCGCCGTCGAGAGGAAGAGGCCCGCAAGGCCGAAACTGCCCTGCGTAAGCGGGTAGAGGAAGAGTCCCGCAAAGCCCTGCTGAACATGGCCTTGTACCGGGCAGGTATCCCGTTCCAGGTGATGTGATGGGCGCTGTATATCGACTCTGCCGCCGCTGTGGGGATCGGTGGAACGTGAGCTGCATCTACCCCGGAGAAAAGACTTATATCTGCCCTGTCTGCGCCTATAAGGCCAGGCGGGCAGGGAGAAAGGAGCGAACAGCATGAAGATCCCTGACGAAATGAACGTGTGGGAGGGCTTTGGTGTATATCTTTGCGATTCTACAATGTACGAAGCCCTGGCCGAGGAGTGCTCCGAATTAACTCATGCAGCCCTCAAAATGGCCCGTGTCCTGCGAGGGGAGAACCCCACACCTGTTTCTGAGGCAGAAGCCATGGAGATGGTGGTTGAAGAGCTTACCGACGTAATCTCATGTGTCATTGCCCTTGGGCTGAATGTGGACCCGGAGCAGGCCATTGCGAAATTCGAGCGGATGCAACGACGTTGCTACGAGAGGAGTCCGTGGGCGAAATGGGACTGAGAGTAAACGGCGTCCGAATCCAGACGGAGGGGCACAGGCCGTGGCTGAACGCACCCGCTACACCGGAGGCCCCAGAACTCAGGAGCTTATACCTTCACCACAAGGACAGGCCGGAAGTGGTGGCTGCCTGCCTAAACTGCCAAGCGGAAACCTGCAAGACCGGCCACTGCGCTAAGCTGCAACGCATGGGAGTCGGCAAGACCTCCAGAGGCACCAGGGAGATGGTCAAAATCCCGATGCCGAAGGGATTCAAGAGGGTGTTCAAGGGTAAGACCCTGCAAGCCCTGGCGAAGCGCTACGGGGTCAGCATTAATACTGTGGTCCGTTGGCGCGACGAGGCTGGCCTGACCTCAGTACAAGGGCCAAAGAAGGGGGTGAAGTGATGCCCAAGCAAAGCACTCCCACGCCCGACAAGCGGACGCAGGGCCGCCCATACTACGTTGGCATTGCCCTGGATGCGGAAGAGTTCGAGTTCATCCTGAACATCACAGCAAAGTTGGGAATGAACCGAGCGCAATACATACGCTATCTTCTCCATCGCGAGAAGGAAAACGAATTACTTAACGAAGTCGGCCTTGGCTATTTCGTGTGATCTATCAGGAGGTACCCCCAATGAAAGAGAAAAAGAACCCGCCCCAGAAGAAAGCTGCCCATGCCACCGTCAAGGTGAGCAAGAAGAACCCCACCACCAACTATCCCCGCGACAGCCATAGAGCGTTCTGCAATCGCTGTTTTTATGGCAACAACCGCCGCTGCCCTATTACCGGGCGCAACAGCACCAAGCGGTGTAGACTGTGAGGGCGGCATGGAGTTCAAACGAATCAGCAAGCGCGATTATTACCTGTTCATAGCCCGCGCTGTTGCCCGCCGTAGCACCTGCATCCGTCGCCACTATGGCGCTGTGATTGTCAAGGACGACAGGATCATTGCTACCGGCTACAACGGTGCGGCCAGAGGCGAACCGAACTGCTGTGATGTAGGGGAGTGCTGGAGAGCTGCCCACAACATCCCCCATGGGGAACAGTACGAGAAGTGCGTGGCAGTCCACGCCGAGGACAATGCCATTTCCCAGGCTGGCCGGGAGGCCCTGGGCGCGACCCTCTACCTGTGGGGAGAAGATTCCCAAGGAAACGAGATCCCCGCCGCCCCCTGCATGATGTGTGCCCGGAAGATCAAGAACGCCGGGATTGTGGAGGTCGTAAGCGATGGACATTAGAAAGTTGTCCGAGCCTGAGCTGAAAGCGTTGGCCCTGCGCAAGAACGCGCAGGGCTGCGCCACAGCTGCCGCGCTCAAGGCCCAGGCTATTCTCTACGAGCGCCTGCACTGGCCCAGCTATAACGAGCTGCTGTCCAGGGGGATGGATCGCGATGGGAACCACTACACTAAAAAGGGAGGATCGGAAAATGGTTGAAAAATCTATCACTTACGCCCAGTTCAGCGAGTTGGAAAGTGCAGGAACCGATAGCTATCACAGACTGCTTGAGGACTACACTGGGATCAAGGCCGTTAGACACGATGTGTATCTGTATTACGATGCCAAGGGTAGATATGTCGGAGACAGCGACAATACCCCGTTGACCTGGATGCTAAAGAGGGCTGGCGTGGAGATTACGGAGGCGGAATGATGGATAACAAGCAAGCTGCCGCCTGGTTTCGGAATCGCCTGAACGCTGGGATATTACCTGGTGCTAGAGTCGCGTTCGAGGCAGCCTTGGCTGCCCTGGAAGCCGCTGACGCTGTGAAAATCGTTCGGTGCCAAGATTGCGAGTGGTCTAACTGCTATGATGCCGTACTTGGTAGAATCGAGTGCACCCGTTTTCTTGGGTCCATGCAGGTCCGCGAGGATGATTTTTGTAGTTATGCAGTGCCCAAGAAGTAAGAAGGGAGAATCAGAAAGATGAAAGACCTGACCTACCTGGAGAAGTACCGGGACACGCAAACCGAGCGTGATTACTACCACCGCCGGGGCGATTCCGGCAATGGTGCTTTCAAGGTGTACATCGGCGGAAGATCGTTCTTCTGTGTCGCCAGCAACGGCGGAGGATGGGAGCACGTCAGCGTGAGTCCCTGCAACCGCAAACGAGCCACGCCGCCCACCTGGGCTGAAATGTGCGAGATCAAGCACATGTTCTTCGAGGACGAGGAAGCTGTTGTTCAGTTCCATCCGCCCCGCAGCGAGTATGTGAACATCCATCCGTACTGCTTGCACCTCTGGCGGCCAACATCTCAGGATATGCCCAGGCCGCCGAAGAAGTTTGTTTGATAGGGGGGATAATATGGCTGACTACATTGATCGGGAAGCCCTGCTGAAAGACGTAGCCAGAATCGGGGGATACCCGTGGCGCGAGTGGGAAACAGCGGAAGTGTTTGCTCTTGTGGCCAAACAGCCTGCCGTTGGTGTGGCCCCTGTTCGGTACGGTAAGTGGATAAGAGTCGGAAGCGGGACAGCGTGCAGCGAATGCATGACGGGCCTGAAAAGAACCACCGCCCTCAACGACGAGTGGGTGGATTTATCGGAAATGCCATACTGCCCAAAATGCGGCGCGAAAATGGAGGCAAATCATAGCTGACACCATCAAATTCCCGACTAGCTACATGTCTACGGAAGTGGCCGTATTCATCGTAAAGCATAGGCTATCATACTACGAAAGCGAAAAGTTCACCTTCGCGGACATGACCAACGCGATAGAACGTGTTGCAACGTCTGACGAAGCGCGTTCTAGGCTGTCTAACGCTGATTTTCAACGCGCATTGTGTTGGTTGTTTGACCACTATGATTTCACCTAACCGCCTCGATTCTGACGCGGTTAAAGGGGTCGATTTCGACTAGTTTAGAAAGGGGGAAACGATGAATAACCACGAAGACCTGCTGACCATGGACTCCGTGAATCTAGCATTATTTCTTGCGGCCTGCGGCGGCTGTCCGCCTCAGAAGACGGTTTGCATTGAGGTTGTGTGTGACTGCGAATACTGTTGGCAAAAGTGGCTGGAAGCGCCACACCTGGAGGTAATGGAAGATGGAAATCCACTCCAACTTTACTGATCTCAAGCCCTGCCCCTTATGCGGGGGCGGGGCCGAGCTGCACGACTCGCAGCGCAATCCTAGAGTCCCCATGTGGTGGGTACGATGCAAACTGTGTGGCGCGACCTCTGCGACGCACAGCACCAAAGAAAAGGCCGTCGCGGCCTGGAACGGGAGGACGTATGACAAGAGCTGAACAATGGCGGCCCATCCCTGGATACGAGGGCTGGTACGAGTTATCTAGGCACGGTGAAATCCGTTCCTGGTGTGTTACCGGTCCTAGAAAAAAGCGCCGGGACGAGCCTCTGATCCTGCGGCCATTTATGGCCCTACACAAACGGACGCCAGAGCTGCAAATCACGCTCATGCGCAAGACGTATAGTGTGAAAATCTTAATGCGAGACATTTGGATGGCTGGCCCAAAACCTGGTATGCGAGTAACTTTCATCGATGGGGACCGCACAAACTGTGCTTTACACAATCTGCGATATAGCCCCGTCGAAGAGGTCCGCACAAACCCACAGAACAGATGCCCCATTGCGAAATGCAAGCCGTGGGGGACTGTGATCGCCTATTACCGCAGCATGGCCGAAGCTGCCGAGAAAAACCACATCTCCCGCAGTGGGATGCAGAAACGAATAAACAACGAAACCTTGGCCGATGGCGTAGTTTTCCGCCGGGCCAGTGAATTGGAGGGTAAATGATGAAAGATCGTGTACATAAGATGCTGGAAGCCCTGAACGCTTGCTCTGGCCGTTCTTGTGGCCTCTGCCCCTACACCAGCCCCCGAACGACTGCCTGTGAAAGGATGCTCAAGGATGACGCGGCTGACCTGATCTCAGACCTGTGGGGCATCATCTCCCAGCCCGTGCAGAACGCGCAGCAGGCGTCGCAGCTTGAAACTAGGGCCTCCATCCTGGAAGGTGCCCGCAAGTGCGTCTGCGGCGAGCGAGAGGGGCAGTACGGTACCCCAGAGGACAGCTTTTCTGCCATTGCTAGGCTCTGGTCGGCCTACTGCCAGGATAGGGATTTTTCCGGCGACGACGTGGCCTGCATGATGGCCCTTCTGAAAATCGCCCGAATCATCTACAACCCTGAGCACATGGACTCGTGGGTCGATGGCTGCGGCTATCTGGCCTGCGGTGCCGAGATCGCAGCGCGGCGGGCCAGCAAAAAGCTGGAGGGCGTGTGAATGAACAAGTTTATGAGCAGAAAGGCAATATTTATCGGGGTGACGCTTTTCATCGACATCTTGTGGCTCTGTGGGATTGCGTCGCTTCAAACAGCGGGCATTGCATCCTTTTATGGATTGATCTACAACCTCATGGAGGAATGAGATGACTAAAAAGCGATATATCAAGCTGCTCATGGCCCAGGGCCATAGTAGGAACTACGCGAACGAGTGTGCGCAGGAGGTGGCCGATGCAGGCGGCAGATGCAGCTATGAGGAAGCCTACACCCTTGCCTATGCCCTGGATCGCACGAACTGGATTTCTGCCGCACACCAGCTGGGCGAGGTGATTGAAAGCATCACGGCCAGTATGATTAAGGTCGTAAATGCGGTAGCGGCTGGAATCGCAGCGTTTGGCAAAGCGTTCCGGGATGCCTACGAAAATGGATAGATACTGACGAATTGAAAGAGCCACCTCAATGGTGGCTCTTTTTTTGTGTCCAGATAAACAAATTTATACCTCTGTCCATTTCGGGTATACTTTTGTTGGGAATTTTGGTATAGTCTGTAAAAACAAGTTCCTACGCTGTACCTTCCGTCAAACGCAGACTGGAGAACATTATGAAAGACGATCGGCAGGAACCAATTAACATCTATATCAACATCATTGTTGGAGATGTTACAAACTCGTCCGTTGTCCAGGGAGGCATGGAAAATGTGGCTTCTCTGCTACGCCGAGAACAGCTCCCAGACGACATCATCAAGTACCTGGTCGAGCATATCCAGGACACGTCTTAATCTCTATCCTGCTGGTTATCCTAACGTTGCCCACAGGGAGATCGACCTGAAGAACCCCAAGACCAACCGCCGCAATCCCGGCTTCACGGATGAAGAGCGGGGAAAGATGACGGCCCTGCTGGGGGCAGGCTTCACCGACACCTTCCGCGCCAAATATCCCGATCTGGAAGGGGCCTACTCCTGGTGGAGCTACCGTTTCCACGCCAGAGAGAAGAACGTGGGGTGGCGCATCGACTACTTCATCGTGTCCGATCGCCTGGCCCCTCATATCCAGGAGGCCGCCATCCACAGCGAGATCTTCGGCAGCGACCACTGCCCGGTGGAGCTGCAGCTGGATGTCTGA